CACAGCCCAGCGTTTGCTGAGTATGTTGCCAAGTTGGTAAGTGGTGATAAGACTGTTAAGGTTAACGCCTCTGCAATCTTTCCACATGATGTGTTGAAGGGAGTGATTGGTAGCTACCGTGCAAAGTTTGACAAGACAGAAACTGACCATGTAATTGCACAATGGGACAGCTTGCCAAACTACGTTGGCGATGCAAGCATCATGCCAATCGTAGACGTTAGTGGTTCTATGTCTTGCCCAGCAGGAAAGAACACTAATGTAACTTGCATGGATGTTAGTATCAGCTTGGGCTTGTACCTAGCAGACAAGAACAAGGGCGTGTTCAAGGACACATTCTTGACTTTCTCAGACAAGCCAGAACTTGTTACTCTTAAGGGTAACATTGTTGACAAGGTGACTCAAATGTCTAGTAGCAACTGGGATATGAGTACTAACCTACATGCGGCTATGAAGAAGATTCTAGACGTTGCGGTTAAGAACTCAGTACCACAAAGTGACATGCCAGGCATGTTACTGATCTTGTCAGACATGCAGTTCAACCAATGCGCCCGTTACGACGACAGCGCAATGGAAATGATCGAACGTAAGTTCGAAGCCGCAGGCTACTCTGTGCCACAGATTGTTTTCTGGAACCTAAACAGTTCAGACAACGTACCTGTTAAGGCAGACAAGAGTGGTGCCGCATTGGTAAGTGGATTTAGTCCATCAATCATGACTAGCTTGCTAGCCGCTGATTTGGATCAGTTCACTCCAGAAGGCATCATGCTTAAGACTGTAATGAGCGATCGTTACAAGTTGTAAACTGTTGTAAAAATACAACATAGTTTGGATAGGGCCTACGGGCCCTATTTTTTTAAGTTGACATCACCAAAAGGTGATGCTATAATAATAAAATGATAGAAGTAAAAAGCAATACAAACTCGCGTGAGTTTGAAACATTAGCCCTAGCAATGGCGTGGGCAAAAGAATTAGGAGAGTTCGTTACTATTAAAGTTAATGGTATGGAACTTGTTGGACGATTTGGTGTAGACTCAATTAAAGATGGCAAGTGCCCAGATGGGGTTGCCTACGATTGGAACAAGGCTAACCGTATTGGCAGAGTTAAAAAGGAGCGGACATAATGGATATTTCAAGAATACAGCAAGATCAAATAAGACAGTACAATTTAGAACAGGTTAATCTTCAACGTAAGCGAGAAGAAGACTATCGTAAGGTTGTTGAAAAACGTAACTTTGATCAAATTGTAGCAGACCGAGTAGCACGAAATATTCGGTTAGATTTAGACAAAGGTCGACACATCGACGCAGAAATTTAGGAGGCATTATGCCGTGGATTGAAAATGTAAGTTTGGGTGATATTCCCAAAGGTCGTCACCATCGTGCTGGTGAGAACAGTATGCTGATTCAAATTGTTGACCCATCCATGGAGTTCCCAAAGCCCATGCACAAGTTCAAAGAGACTCACCAGTTTGAGTTTCTGGATCTTGAGGTAGGTGATGCGTTTGGGGAGGAATTCAAAGTCACTGATGCACAGGCTGAACAGCTAGTCAAGCTATTGCAACATGCCATGGACAAACGAATGAATGTCGTTGTTCATTGTGTTGCAGGCGTGTGCCGCAGTGGCGCAGTCTGCGAAGTTGGCGTTATGATGGGCTTTGATGACTGCGAAGTTTTTCGTAGCCCTAATTTAATGGTCAAGCATAAAATGATGAAAGTCCTTGGTTGGACTTACGACGAGAATGAACCGCATACTATGAATGGGGTTCCGTACAGCTACGATGAATTAAACAATAAGCAAGTTTGGGAAAAGACAGAAACAGGATTGTTTATCCCGCCAGTAAGAGAAGGAGATATATAATGCCTAGTGTATTTTTAGTCAGCGACACGCACTTTGGACATATGGGTGTTTGCCGCTTCACACGTAACGATGGTGTTACAAAGTTACGTCCATGGGACAGTCCCGAAGAAATGGACGAAGCTATGATCAAGGCTTGGAACGAACGAGTCAAGCCCACTGACAAGGTCTACCATTTAGGTGATGTTGTTATTAATCGTAGAGCATTACCTACGTTGGCCCGTTTAAACGGCGACAAGGTGTTAATCCGCGGTAACCATGACATCTTTAGGGATGACGAGTACAGGCAGTACTTTAGAGAATTACGGGCATATCATGTTATGAACGGAATGATCTTAAGCCATATTCCTTTGCACAGTGACTCAATGGGACGGTTTGGTGTCAACATTCACGGACACACTCACGCTAACCGCGTAAAGAAGGCTCGTGGTGTTGATGCACGTACAGGAGAGATCTTGTACAGCGATGAAAACGATGTTCGTTATCATTGCGTTTGCGTAGAGCAAACTGACTTTGCACCTATCTTATTTGAAGACGTTATCGCACGTATCGAAGCAGAAGGTGGATCAGTAGGCTTTAGGAACGGCAACGGTCCTACAATGTAAGGAAAAGAATGTCTTATCGTGAATATTATTTTAAACAAATGATTAGGACCGGTAAGGCATTCTTTATCTATTCTAAAGGTTTTATTTTGAATAGGAAAATATAATGCCAAAATGTTATCAACTTATAGGAGTTCCTGCTAGTGGAAAAAGTACTTGGGCAGAAGCTCAAGACTGGGCTCACTTGTGTGCTCACATTAGTACTGATAAGTGGGTTGAAATCTATGCTAAAGAAGTGGGTAAAACCTATTCAGAAGTGTTTACAGATTTTATGCCCACGGCTGTAGAACTCATGGCCAAAGAAGTAGTTGTGGCACGTGAAGCAGGGCGAGATATTATCTGGGATCAGACCAGTACTACTGTTAAAAGTCGCGCTCGTAAGTTTAATATGTTGCCAGACTATGAGCATATTGCTGTGGTATTTAAGACACCCGAGCATAAAGAACTTATGAGTAGGCTGCTTAACCGTCCAGGCAAAGAGATTCCAGATCATGTTATTGCCAGCATGATTGCCAGTTGGGAAGATCCTACAGTAGAAGAAGGCTTCAAAGAAGTCTGGTATACATAGGTTATCTGCGTACTTAATAGGGCCTACGGGCCCTATTTTTTTGGCTGTAATAAATACTAATGAGATCGAACTCTTAATCCAAAAAAAGAATAAATACTCATAACTAGGTAATACCAGGAGTTATTACATGCCATTGCAACTACGTAGGGGCACAAATGCCCAAAGATTAACAATAACACCTTTACAGGGTGAAATAATTTATACTACAGATACAAAGAACCTTTATGTGGGTGACGGAACAACTGTAGGCGGAACAGTCATAGCAGGTGGAGGTGGTGGCGGAAGCTACACCGACGACGAAGCACAAGATGCTGCTGCCAGCCTGTTTACAACTGCTACACATACAGGAATAACTTTCACTTACAATGATACGTTAGGTACCCTCACTGCTGTAGTTACTGGTGGAATTGATGCTGAAACAGTTCGAGACGTAACAGCATTAATGATTACTAGTGGCGCTCATAATGGAATAGATTTTAATTATAGAGATGCTGACGATGCACTTGATGTAAGTATAGATACGGTGTATTTGCAAGATCAAATTTTTATAGCACTAACCAGTGGCACCCAAGAAGGTATCACAATTACTCAAGATATTACAGGTGATATCAATTTCGCCATAGGTGGTCTAGCTGATCTTACAGACACTGATGTAACATCAGTACCGCCATTAGACGGTCAATTATTGAGTTGGAATAATGCTGCATTACGTTGGATGCCTGCTACAGTAACAACAACGCTTGAAGACGATGTTGCTCCTACACTAGGTGGCGGATTAGATTTAAACAGTAATAATATAACTGGTACCGGAAACATTGTCATAACAGGAACTGCTGAACTAGACGGAATTTATATTCCGCCAACTACACTAGGTGGTATAAGTATCCACACTGAAGGTTCGTTAGACGACGATTATGATTTGTTTACTATTTCATCTTGGGGTGATACAGACCTTGGCGCCGGAATGGGTTTTTCCAGAGCAAGAGGAACAATGGCATTACCAACTGCAATACAGACCGGTGATGTAGTTTGGACAACTTCTTATGATGCACTTGGCACAGTAAATTATGGAGCCGCTGTTTATACAACTGTTACAGTAGATGGTCCTCCAGGTTTAGAATCTATTCCTGGAAGATTCAATCTTTACACAGGAACTGACAGACTTGACGAATTCACTGTTGCGTTAAGCATTGGTACTAACGGTGAAGTCACAGTTACTAACAACACAGTTGAAGCTGGTGCCGGTGCAGGCGAAGTTGACACAGGAACAGGCGCTATTACCTACCTCAAAGTAGTGTTGAATACTAGTAATCTAGGAGCAACTCTAGCTACAGGTACTGCTGTAGTAACACTTACATATGGAAGTACACAGGGTTTATTTGCAGGTCAGGTATTTACAATTCAAAGCGGCACAGGCGCTTTTGGTGTAGCAGCAGAGATATTATCTGTAGATAGTCCTACACAGGTAACTATGAGTGTAAATCATGCCAGTGCTGGCGCGGTTGTATTTGGAACAACTAAAGAGTTTGCACTACCGTTGTTTGGACTTAATCCTTAATTAGAAAATCTATATTGTTATAGAATCTAAAAGTAGCGACAGTACGATGTGCTGCATGTGGGTTGAATACTCCATGCGGCACATTTATTCTTAATAGTGCAGGTTGGTTCAACTCAAATCTATGCACTTCTTTAACCGAACTATGTTTTAATCCGCCACAGCCGTGCCACGGGTAATATACTTCGGGTTCATCGTCTGTTCTTTGGTAAAAGAATGTTGTACTACCTTCGCAGTTTTCCAATGGAATATTAACAGCAAAAGTTGGATTAAATTGTGTATCTAAATCAGTGTAGTAATCTGGATTGTCCTGCGCATCTTGATGGATAAAGATAGACAATGGATCTTCGTGATCAGTAACTGTGATATCTTTTGGTGGTGTTGTAAAATAAATTAGTTGATGCATCTGCAATCCAACACTGGCAAAATCTTTGATAAGATTAGGCATGTGTAATTTTACTTCGTCATCAAAATGGCACCACCACCACATGTCAGGACTATACTTACCAGCACTATAATAAAAATCAATAAGATCTTTTTGATGTTGCTGCCAGTTAGGTACGTGTATGTATTTAGAATATATCATTCAAAGGCCCATTTTTTTACAAATAGAAACATAGTGATACGCCAACCATCTGTGTGATTCCAGCCCGAGTGCGGAACTTGGCCGTTAAATATAATCGCCTCGCCTACTTTGTTGCCTATAACCTGCCCGTCAATTTCTAATGCTAATAGATTAGGATCTTCACTGGGTATAAACACACCCACAACAATATTGTAAATTGAAGTTTCAGCATAAGGCGGAAGATCGTCACTGTCAACATGATCAGGGATAGTAGAATTAGGCCCAATAAAATTAAATAACGCTCGCTCAACGCCCTGCATGTTTTGCAAATATTCTACAACTGGTGCAAACTTATCCTTGACAATTTCATTGATATGATCATTAGTTCCTACTTGGTCGTATATGTGTAAGACAAACCAATTAACATCATCGCGCTGTTCTTGATCTTTCAAATCAATGACTTGATCTCTTAATTCAAACCAAGAATTAGCATCATTGTTAAAACATTCTCTAGCAATATCTGCTAGTGTTTTAATCTTATGATGATCTTTGTATTTTGTATTTTCAATTATCATGGTACTCTGAATAAATGTGTAAATCCTTTTTGCCTAAACCATTTTTTAATATCAGTTTCTGGTATAAAGAAATCATGTTTGAGACGATCTAACATTGTTTCGTTTTCGTCGGCAATCTGCATAAATCTTAAAAAATTATGATCTATATCTTTTTGTATGCTTCTTTGATTCTCTCTCGCATGGTCTAGGAAATATACTGTGTTTGAAACTACAGCATCCATTCTAGCATCATAGTTATCAATGTAAGCATACCCAGGATTACTCAAATATTTATCTACTGTTTTTAGGCCGCGATCTTGAAGATAATTGTATCTATCTATGCTGTCAGCTAAAATAATAGGATGTCTGTTAACCACAGCTCTCCAAGTTTTTTCAGTAAGGAATTTACTGTCAGTGGCAGGATAGTAAACATGACCTTCTGATATAATACTTAAACTGGTATTCCAAAATATATTTGGATCCATCCAATTTGGGTCTTTGATAAACTCTTGTTCGTTAATGGAACCTTCTGCCCAGTCTTTGCCTGTAAGCCTACTGTACTCTTTAGCGTCCTTATATAAGTCATCGACAGATTGATCACAAAAATTAATAAAACGATCGTACTCTGTATCGGAGTATCTTTTTAAATAATCTCTGCACCAAGTTTTGTCTTCATCCGTCCATGGCGGAAAGAAACTCCACGCTCCTCTTGATAAAACTTTTTTATCGTACAGTTTACTTAACAGTCCTATTCTATTTGGTCTTGATGGGACCCCTGTAAGAAACAAAAATCTTCCGGCTGCAGAGTTCCATGGCAGCGTTTGATCTAATCGATCTTTGTAGCTTTCCCAAACACAGCCTACACTATAGTCCCAAAATAAAATTTGATAACCTAAATTTCTTTTGTTTAACTCTCGTTGATATTGTTCGCAGATTCCTGCAATAAGGTATAGATTTTTTACACCTTTTGATCTAGCATATTGTTCTACTCTGCCTAACAGCGAATAAAAGTCTTCGTTATTTTTATATAAGAAACCTTCGCAGAGTAGTAGACCAAATATACTATCAACAGGCGCTGCACGATCTATGTCTTTGTAAATTAATTCTTCTAATGCAGCATAAATTTTATTTTGATCTTGCGTTTCGTCATTGGTATACCACAGTTCAAAATTAATTAGTTCTGCTTTTTTCATTCTATATACCCTGTTATTTGTAAAGTATAACGATCTACATGTCCTAGGTTAGCAGCCATGTGCGGAGTTTTACCAGTCCAAAAGAACCAATCTCCTGCCCGCCATTTTAGATGACTGTCATTTGAAACTTCTGAAATGTGACCAGGTGCCCAATCTTCTAAAAATACTATTATCCTACAAACATCTGAGATTGTAAGAGACGGATTAGTTTTAAGAAAGTAAGCATACTGATCTGTATGATAAGGAAGTATCATACCAGGCAACATTTTTTGTATTGCAAACAGGGGCGATCTTATTCTAAAGAAACACTTTTTAAAGTATTCTTCTTTGTCTAGCTCAATGCCTTTGTGTATGTGTGCTATGATTGATTCGTGTTTATATCTATCGTAATCTTGACTGTCTACAAACTGAAATCCTGTAAGAGGGGCGTAATGGGCTTCGTAGGCTAAACTTCTATGCCAATTGTTAAATTGACTTAACTCTACATTGCCCTGTATCATTCACACCAACCTTCTTCCCAAACTTGCGGGCCTTTCTTTGGTACAGCAAAATTAAGATACATCTCAACTTTTTCTAAATCATCTTTTGATTTAAGACTTACTAGCTCATTAGCAAAATGTAATTCAACACCGTTATCTAATGCTATTTGTAATAGTTCACTGCGCCTTACTGGATCATCTGTGAGACTGTACATACTACAGAGAACAATACCATCAGGTCTTTCTTTAATGTAGTGTTCTAATGCTGGTTGCCAATCCATGTGTTCATTTTCAAATTCGTAACTGGTATAGGCAATCTTATTCTTTTGACAGTAGGGTTCTATAATAGCACGTTGCATAGGCAAAGGAATGTCTTTGCTAAACTTACTATTCCATCCTGCGTAGGTAATAAAGCTTTTGCCTGTGTAGTCCATAGTCTGTGCAACTTCATGGTCGCCAGGCAGACGCATGAATCCGCCAGGGAGTCTACGACCCCACTCTTCACCTTCTAACAAAATACGCATGTCAAGACTTACTCTAGTATAGCCTTCTTCGTTGTTTACATTACCGTGTAGATGTTCTTGAAAGAACAAATGACTTTGTCCTGGCTTTAATGTTACTGGCCAAGCGTGTTTTAAACATTCATCTTCGAACTTCTCTAGACTCCATTTCTCTGCTAGTACACGTTTAGTAATTTCTCTGCTTATGTCGAGATCCATTATCCACATAGTATTAGTACCGCGAGCTTCTGTAAACGGAGTCCATATAGTTCTACAGCCTCGGCCATTGCCTACAAAGATACCTTGATGGAATTGCAATCTACGACCAACTTTAGCCTGCTGGGGAATAACTACTCGCAAAGTGCCTTGACGTTGAATTAAAAATCTTCTATTATCAACTCTAGATGGAACATATTCCTGTACAAACTTATCAAACAGTTCCATAAAATCTTTTCTACTGCAAGCATTCTGTACATGTTGACTCATTTTTACTATTTCTGAAGGTGTTAATACTTCGTGAATAGTTTCTAATTCTTTTACTTTAGGAGCAACTTCCTGGACAACACTCAGCGCCCAAGCAGGCCAATTATATTTTTCAAGATCGTACTCTAAAGTATTGTTGTTCCAATGCTCGTGTATCTTGCTTAACATATCCTTTCCTCTTATTAAAAATAACTTTCTAATGTTCCTTTACGTTTAACATCTAATGTCTGGCAATGGAATCCACCACTCATTGTTCTAGCCTGGCGGCAAGGTAATCCAATAGTATCAATTCCGTACTTCTTTAGTTCTTTCATCATAGGACCTTGATTCTCATCTATGATTACTAAATTTTGATTTACACTTAACATGTTCATGCCAATCCACGGACTGCAAGGAGGAATACCTCCAGGCAAGTTAGCCGGAGGAGTGACCATCATCTCAGGAGTAACCCAAATCTTATCCCAGTCTTTAAAAATTTGTGGGTAATGGTCAGGGCGAAGTCTGGCAGCGTTAAAGGCTACTAATCCTGGACGCAAAGGTATAACAGTTGAATCAAAGTGTGCAAAGAAATAGAACCCTTCTGCTAGATGTAATTTGTAACCTCTAGGCTCTAATATACTCTTAAGCCACTTGTATCCCCAAAGTGTTCCGCTGTTAGAAACTTGATACAATAGATCTCTACCTAGTCGTACAATATTAGGAGCTTCAAATACTATTTCCTTATCTAATGTAGTAGGAGATTTTAAATCTGCTGTTTGATATAGATCATCAAGCAGAATTGGTTTAGGACCGTTGATCCATTCTACGCCTTCTTCTACTTGCTGATAGAGATAATCGTAATAGGCTCGGGTTTCGTACTGTCTAGCTCGCATTGGGCTAGGAGTTTCAACAATGATATTGTCTAATGGCAATAGCAAGTCTCTAGGGCAGAATGTATACCAGCCTGTAGTAGTCCAGTCAGGACTTGAAAACTCTTTACGATGATCAACGCTGATAGGTCTATGAACTTTTACACCTAGACTTTTAAGTGTGTCTGCTAGGATTTGCAAGTCTTCATTACACTCATCAATAATACGTTGTTCGTGTGGGCCTTGAAGATGTTTTAGTTCTTCAAGACTGTATTCAGCATAGCTAAATGCCTGCACACTTTTATTCATAGTAGGCAATACAGAGTTGTCTGCTGTACCTACAATAATCTCTTCTAATTGATCCCAATCATTATGTGAACTAACTGCCATTTTTTATCCTTTGTAATTCTTCTTTAAATTCATCTGTTGTTAAATGTAAGTAACGATGTAGACCTAGTCTGTTCTTATCGCCACCTCTACTATAAGCTTTCCACTCTTCTCCACCAAGACCAAACAAAATAGTTTGACTAGGCTCAACTTCTAAAATATTACAAAACTCAATCTGTTGATTCCTGTATTTGTTTACAATGTAATCAGAGTCGTATAATTTTAAAAATTCTAATCCTAATCTTGCACCAATCCTATTAGTATAGTTACTTTTGTTATAGACAAACAATACATCGTCATCGTCTACTCTTGTAAAACGCATACCAACTCTTGCATGAGCTAGCGGAAAAATCTTACTTAACCCAAAAGTAATGTCAGTTATACATTTATAGGAAAAATCAAAATCAATTCCGTGACTTACAGAGTAGTACGCACAGTCTACTAATACAGGAACATTAAGTTCTTCACAGACTTTAAGTAAGGTATCGTGACTAACATGTTTGTTTCCAGTATCACTAAACGGTAGACTTATCACTACTGCGTCATTGGCTTCTATATCTAGATCTTCAATGAACTTCCAATTAGGCCAGCTGTTGCGCCAGGCCAATTGATGATACATATATTCTGATCTAAAACATCTAAATCTTCTAGTGTTATTTTTAATATAGAATTTGTCAAATGCTTCACTGGTGCCCTGCGAAAATACCACATGCGGGAATTCGTCTAGTGCTTTAATAGTGTGCAATTTGGATTCGGTGATCCATTTTTTATAGTAGTTACAGAAATCGTATACTACTTTTTCGTCAGCAAGTACGTCAGTTAACGATAGATTGATACTGTCCAATGTTTCCATTGTACAGGAATCTCGTAAGTAGGACGAATTGCCGAAAGGAAGTTGATATCTTGTGCTCATAGTTTACCCCGAGTATTTAGCGGGTACTTTCTATGGCAACCTCAATTTACGATTTGCATAGTACCAAGATTAGCCACTTGGTAAAAATTGTGTTCAATTATTGGCTTCATTTGATTATATAAGTTCTGCATCTGTTCGAGTGATAGTTTATCTAAATCTTCTATAAGTTTAAGAACAGCCAAAAGACGTTGTTCATGATCCTCAATTTGATCGTAGCTTTCGTCCCAAAAATCGCTAAATGTTTTAAAACCTAATTTTTGTAAGTATTCTAAACTGTGCGGGCCTGCTACTAGAATAAAAGGTCTACCAGATTTGATTGCGTTAACTGTTTTCTCTCCTACTACAGCTGATGGTCTAAAAAATTCTGATTCAGAAATTACTGAACAAAATGCTTCTGCATATTTTTCTATAGGAATATCTAGACCCATTGGACAAAAATGCAAATTATCAAACTCGTAGTTAGGTATACTGTTTCTTCCTCTGTAAACTTCTGTAATATCAAATGTAAGATCTACAACTAACGGGGAATTATTTTCAATATATTTGTTGCCTTCTTTTAATGCTTGCCAAATATCAGGATTGGTATTTTGCCATTGGGTAATATCAAAGTATGTTTCGCATTTTTCTATAGGTAAAGAATATGCCCATGAACATGAAGCATTTCTAAAACAAAGAAATGTTTGTACAATCTGTCTATAATTTGTATAACGCCATGCTAAAGAAATAAATTTTTTCTTTATTACTGTTGAACTAAAATAATTTGTCCAAGTTTCATTATACCCAAAACTATCTGTTGTCTCCCCAACTAGGGTCGGTAAGAAAAAGTTTTTTGTATAAATTTTAAATTTAGGATAATGGCGTTGAGCATATTTGCTATTGTTGTAATCAGTAACATAACAGGTTACATTGGTAAGATTATTATTATCTATAAGTGCATTAATACTGTCAAATTCAAAACATCTTAAATTATCTAAATTTTTAGGTGTACTAGGAAATTCGTAATCTATATTGTTATCTTCTATATCAAGATTAATATAAAGTTTCTTTGCTTCAGGACCTTGGTAGAATAACGAAACTTCGTAGATATAGATATCTAGTCCTTGTTGATTCAACATATTTCTAGTTTCGTCATCAAATATTAATTTTTCAAATTGAATTATATTTCCATCTACGTGAACTAGCAAAATATTTCGTTTTTCTTGATATAATGAAGTTTTAGCAAACTGTGATTCAAAATAGTCAAAGAATGTATATTCGTAAGTAAGCTCTGTTCGTTCAAAGACAGAAAGGTCTTCTAAAATTATTTTTGAAACACCGTTAAATCTTTGATATACAATACCAAAAAATTTATTGTTATGTGTAGTTAAACTGCTAGACATCTAGATATGTTACTTGAAAGCAAACTAAATTTGAAAGACCAAAGTTTCCAGCACCGTGCCACATATCGCCCTGCCATGTGTAGACGTCTCCCTTTTTCCAATGGCCAAATACATGATCGCCTAGCTGTATAGTTTGACCAAAATTCCAATCATTGATCATAATAGCCGCACGTTTAACTTTACCGTAATCAGCCATATCTATATTTTGAAACTTAACAAATGCGGAAAAACTATCGTAGTGCCACATAAGGCAGCAGCCAGGTGTTAACTTTAAGAAAGTACAATGGTGTTTTGTATGTGCAAACTTATCTGCAAAACGTTTGATATCTCCTTGTAAATTCGGAGTTATGTCCATGTAGTGTCTAGTGCATTCTTTGGTTACACCGTGTTCAATATACAGATCTTCTAACGCTATCTTTTTTTCTGTAGAAAAAACTTCCCAAGCATCGTCTTTAGGAACTTCATCAATCATGAAAGTTTCTTTCCAATTAGCTCCTAATTCGTTTTCAGTTACTGTAATATCAAAATGATATTTTTCATATTTTCCGTCACGCCAGTTAATAAAACTTTGTAATTGTTTTATATCACTCATGTTCTGTTTCCTTAAGGTGATTTATTATATACTGTTTATTATCAATATCAACAAAATTTAAATGTTCTATCATCGCATTTTTATCATCAATTGATAAATTTTTTATATCTAATCTTGGGGGATAGGTTAAAATGTTTGTAGTCCATGGATAAGAGTGTTCTTTGATCCAAGAACTTACATTAGACAAATCAAACCAATTATTAGTATGTATTGTAGTGTGTATTGAAAATTTAAAGGAATTGACAGTAAGTTGATTTAAAAAATCTTCTATACTTTTCCAATTACTACCGGATCTCACGCGGTCATTGACTTCTTTATATCCATCAACACTTACAATAAATTCTACTAATTTAAATTGTTTTAACAAGTTTATTGTATCTGCACTTAAAAGAAAAGTTCCATTAGTATTATAAGTTACTGAAACATTTTGTTTATTAACTATTTTTTGAAGGAACCTAATGTGCCTATTTGTCATTAGCGGCTCTCCTCCTAAAAATAAAACTTTGTTAACTGTTGGTGGAATTGTTTCTATCTCAGTGGTTGCTGTAATGTAAATTTTTTTTGGCTGTCCTGGATTATTCTTTTCAGCCCAAGAACTGCTAAACTCGTCAAAGCATCCGTCGCAGGTTAAATTACATATGTTGTCAAAACCTACTTCAAAGTATTCCAGTGCAACAGTATCACTTGTATACTCTGAATTAAAACGTTGACGTAGACTTTGCTTACCTAGGCTTTCTTCATAGTAGCATTTTTCGCAGCCTTTAATAGGAATCCCTTTAAAACTCATTTCTCTTAAATTTTGATACTCTGGTAAATTTAATACGTTGTTTAAATCTCCGTTAAATTTACCCACTGGTTCTTTGAAACGGCAACAGGGAAATATTCTATTATCTCCTCTTAAGTTTGTATGTTTCCAAAAAGCAGCGCAGTATGAGTTCATAGCAGATCAGATTTAGTTTTTTCGGCAGGTGCTATATGAACAAGCATTTCTTGATGATTAGCAGGACACAGTTTACATTGTTCAATACTGTTAGGTAAATTTTTTAAAAATTCATCAATTACATTTTGATCAGCCCAGGGATCTAATCCTACTGTACGATCTAGTATTTCTTTAGACGCTGGATCTATTGCAAACTGTTCTTTTAACTGTTGACCAACACCTGCTACTAAACATTTATAAAGTATACCTTCAACTAGATAGTGACATTCTTTCCATGCACATGTTTCATGTGCTTGTTCTTGATCGCTATCGTGGAAATATATTATTTTATTTTCAATCCTGTTTATAGCACTTTCTGCAAAGATCCATGAGAAATTCATAATAACTATATTTTGTCCTTGATAAGAAAAAAACAACTGATCCTGTGGCCAATTATTATTAATCATTTGACATTCGTTTTTGATATTGATTTCTTCAAAGTATTCTTTAAGGATGACATTCTCTACAACATCAATTATTTCGTTTTTCTCTCTAGAATCATGGACACTTATTTCTAATATTATTCCTGCCTTTAATAACTTTTTAATTGTGGAAGCTTTGGCTAACAGAGTATCTTTGCTTACTCCTGTAACAAGTCTAAAATCCTTGTGATCTTTCCAAATTTCTTTTAAGCCTAATGCCCAGTCTTCTACCTGGGGGTGCAATAAAGGTTCCCCGCCCATGATGCTAAATTCTTCAACATCTAATAACTCATGCCACTTGGTTGCGGCGTCTTTGTTATTTTCCCACTTAAGATGATTTTTAAACTTGTAGTTGTTAAACGTAGAACATTCTTTACAAGTTTTAGGACATACGTTTGTAATATAATATGATAAAAATTTTATTGGGTGGCGCATCGTTTTTCTTCTTGATCCTCAAAAAATTTGAGATTAGGTTCATTCGCATGTTCTTCACAGGATGTATATTTCCATCCCTGTCCTCTTGTAGTGCCCGGATGACCACACTTCTCACAGGTTATCTTACTCATAGCCTTGGCCAACAAGACCATACCGTGTACTGTTTGATCTCCACCACTGTAATCAATAGTAAGATGTCCAGCATGTTCGTCAATTTTATTAATTGTAATTTTTGAGCAGATAGGATTAATTACTCTGGCGCCATTAACTATAATTTTGTTTTTAAATTTTTCTTTAGACACAGCGTCCCAATTATAATAATACTGATCGAATGCTGTCCAATCCCCGTGCTGGCATTTTTCTACCATTTGATTGTAGTTTATATTACTTTTGTAATTTCTTTCTGTAGCATGGATGTGAGCAGTTATTTGATCAAACAATTGATCTAAAATTTTAATCCAACCTTGTCCGCAAAAAATCACAGTAGATTCTGTAAAAAAATAAGGATACTTTGATTTTATATCTTCAATATTCATAATTCAAAATTATAGGTGCGCTGTATTTAGCTGGTAAATATCCTGTATGTTTAAAATACTAGTTACAGGATCATCGGGATTTATCGGTCAACATCTATATCACTATCTTCAAAGTTGTGGATATACAGTTATTGCTGCCGATATTAAAGACGGTATAGATCTCACCCAAGAACAGGTTGTAAAGAATCTTCCAGACGTTGACGTAGTTATTCATTTGGCTGCTTATAACGGGACGAAACATTTTTACGATAAACCATTTGATGTTATAAGAAATAGCATATTACCTACACAGTATCTGTTAGAAAGGTACAGTGGCAAAGTTAAAAGATTTATTTTTGCAGGCACTTGCGAAAGTTACGCAGGGGCAGTTGATCTATTTGATTGGCCTGTGCCCACAGACGAAACTGTTCCTTTAGTGGTCAGCGATGTTAAGAATCCTCGATGGAGCTACGGAGGCAGTAAGATTGTTAATGAGCTACAGGTAATTGCTGCACACGAACAGTTAGGTCAAGAATACACTATAATTAGATATCATAATGTGTTTGGTCCAAATCAAGTTGACCACTTTATTCCAGAATTCATTGACCGTGCTAAAAACGGAGACTATGTGTTAAGAGGGTATTTGAATACTAGAAGCTTTATGTATATAGAAGATGCTCTCGAAGCTACTAGATTAATAATCGAAAGTGATAAGATAAAAAATCAAATTATTAATGTTGGCAACGATAAAGAAATTAAAATTTTAGATGTTGCTAATATAATATTAGATCTCATGAATATTAAATCTCCCCTAGTGTTATATCCAGAACCATTAGGATCAGTAAAAAGAAGATGTCCTGATATTAAGAAACTACGATCTTTAGGTTTTAGAAGTAAAATTACACTACTACAAGGGTTAATGAAAGTAATGGAGTCGCAATGCAAATTGGAATAATTGGGTTAGGAGTAGTAGGCTCAGCTTGTAAAACAGGCTTTGAAATTTTAGGACACTCTGTAAAGTTTCATGATCCTAAATATAAAACAAACATATCAGATTTAAAAGACACGGAAATATCCTATGTCTGTGTACCAACTCCTAACAGAGAAGATGGAAGCTGCGATATTTCAATAGTAGAAAAATCAATTAAAGAATTAGAAAATATTGACTATCAGGGCATAGTTGCTATGCGAAGCACTAATGAACCTGGAACTATTGATTACCTACAAAGTAAAACACATTTAAGATTGTGTGTAGTTCCGGAGTTTTTAAGAGAAAGGTATGCTACTGAAGACTTTATCAAAAATCATAACTTGTTAGTTGTAGGTTGTTATGATACAGAAGTTTTTAATCTAGTAGTTAAGAGTCATGGCGTGTTTCCTAAACATATTAAAATGATGACTCCAACCGAAGCAGAAATATTAAAGTATTATTCAAATGTATATAACGCCCTACGAATTGTGTTTGCTAATCTTATGTACGAAGTTTGTGAATCTACTAGTGCCGACTACGGTAAAATAAAAGATGCCTTTATGTTGCGGGGAACAAGTTCAGGAGCATATTTAGACTGTAATTCTAGTCTACGAGGATTTGGAGGTATGTGTTTACCCAAAGACACTAAAGCTCTTAATGCGTTTCTTAAGAAAAATAATATTGATTTTAATCTATTAGATGCTGTGCTAAACGATAATGCCAAAGTTAAATCAACAGTATTTCCAGGAATGAGAGAATGATATCACAAGAGTGCCTTGACTTTTATAATAAAAATAAAGATGCCACTTGGCAGATGCCTGCTCCGATCGAAGGAGATAACATTACAGTAGCTAGCTGGATACTTAACAAAGTAGATTTTGGTTGGATAGAATTAGATCTACAGTTTGATTTAAGTAGATGGAAAGAAGAAGCAAACAAATGTAGACCTTGGTTAGTGGCACATAGAGAATATAATAACTCAGGTTGGAACAGTTGTTGTATACACGGGATAGATATTAATAAGACTGGTGCATGGAGTAACTACGGTTATACTAACGAATCAGATGTTCCTTATAAATGGACAGCGTTATCAGGCTATACACCTTCAATTGAAAATTTTTGGAGGAATACTTTCCCTAGTGAACAGTATAGACGTATAAGATTTATGGAACTAACGGCAAACTCTGCTATTACTCCGCACAGCGATATGCCAGGACGTTTACCTGGAGAAGATAACTTTAATGCGTTAGAGTTTGGTATACCTATTAACATAGCAGTTGTACATCCGCAGGACTGTTACATGGTGTTAGATGGCAAGGGCATAGTTCCATTTAAAGAAGGACGAGCATTTATTGTTAACATAAGGCATACCCATTCTGTAATTAATTTTTCTAATACGCCCAGAACTCACGTGATTGGACATAGTTACGGGTATGGCAATAAATTAGAAGAATTTGCAGAATTAGTTGTTAGAAGTTATAATAAACAATATGATAAAATTTCCAGCAATAGAGACAGCCTCTAATATAGCGTTTTGTTTTGTAGATAATCTGCACAACGTAAAAGAAGATTGGGTCAAAGAAATAATTAAAAATGTTTCTGACTTTACCATCTCTAATGTAAACAACAAAGGATTTGATTTATATCAAGGCTTTGATGAAGACTCACTGCTCAACGAAGTTGCCAAGTTAAACTATGATCACGCTGTGGTATTTACTACTGGCACAGAGTTTATTAACGGCAGCAGTTTTTTTGATCAAGTACGTAGTTTAGTAGAACAAGATTATTTTGTAGCAGGACACATACTAGACAGGGGTGATGCATATTACGAACTACATCATCAGTGTTATGTTATTAATTTGAAATATTATAAAAAATTAGAAATGCCAATAATAGGAAAACAACAATTGGGATCTAAACACTCTCAAGAAATTCCTTGGCGTAGTCGTGAAAACTGGCACGATGATTATACTCCAAAAACAATTAGTGGTGGAGATCAAATTAGAGAATATAATCACAAGTGTCACGGATGGAATATACTAAAACAGGCATTTGATCAAGACTTTCCTGTATTAGTTTTTGATGAAAACATACGCAACAATAAAAAACATTATTACCCTGAATCAAGTGAAGATTTTTATAAAAATTTATCTTGGTTATATTATAGACAAAACTTTTGCCTTACAGAATTTGTACATACAGCGAACACTGAAAAGGTAAACTTTCCGCCTAGACAACGATATGATCAAATTATAACTCCTGCCAGTGGACTTTGGTTTATGCCTTTTTTAAAAAATAAAACAGGCAAGGTAATAATGTATGATTACAATCAAAAATCTTTAGACTACTGGAAAGAAAATATGCCCAAGGATATTTCCTGCGAGTTTGTGTTGTGCGATCTTTACAGCGGTATAAACTTCTTTGAAAAAATAGACAAACAGGCACTTACTCTGTTTAACTTGTCTAACATTTTTAATTACGAAGGAACTGTAGCGTTTTATAATTTAAAATATAGAAACTATAAAGAAAATCAAATACTAGATCAAATAGAAAACAACTTACCTAACGCAGAAATTAATTTTACTTCTAGGGCTAGTACAGGATTTCACTTCAATAATCATTATCAGTATTTTAGTAAAGTAAATTTAATCAAAAGAGTCGACCTCACAGAATTAAAAAAGCCAACTTGGCATATCAATTCAGATTGGATTTAATTTACGTATTCTGTTACTTGTAACACTATTCTAGGAATATGTCCTATGTTGGCTGCACCGTGTAAGTCAGTCGAGTCGATGTAAGTATAAACATCGCCTGCCTTGTAGTTTGTGATAACCTGATCCCTATACATAAAGATATGCCCGGGATGATAGTCCTGTAATGGTATCCAATATCTGTTACAGGATCTTTCGTGTGTATAAGGATCAGTATGCATAGGCATGTACTGTCCGGGCAGTAATTTTGTTATCCACCAATGTACATCTCCTGTACACCACGGCGGTGATATAGATATGTTTAGATCTTTTTCTTCGTATACCCACCAATTTATTGCTGATAGGTCATACCCTGCCTCTTTATATTTTTTATATTCAGCTGATTCAACAGCAGTAGCAGCTGGCCAATCTCTAGGTCTAGCTTGACCAACTCTAGTTAACACTAGATGTTCCCATAACGGGTCAACCCAACTATAAAAATTACCTTTATAAATCATTTGTTTAAAGAATTAATATGTTTAATAAAAAAAGTTTTACTATCAACTTTTGGATTTATTTTTTTATAGTTGTCAATGTAGTCGTTTAACAGTTGGTTAGGACAAATTTCATTACGCATATTATCTAAAGATTCGTGAAAGTTTATAAAGTGTGAAAATTCTTCAGAACCTGTTTGTTTAAGAGCATCTCTCAGATGCTCGTAACGATCTCCCCAATCCTCCATTAAATCTAATAAAGTTTTTTTATAATCACTGGGTAAGTTTATTATAGATGCATGGGTTGGATATTCTAATAATTTGATCATCCAGTGTGCTTTTGGGAACTGTTCTAAAATTAATTTCTCAATATTTTTTAATTCATTTATATTATAAACAGACGCAGTAGTAATAATTTGAAATGTCACATTATCTCTTAAATCACTAAACGAATAAAAATATTTTGCTGTTTCCAGAACTGTTGAAAAATTTGATCCGCTTCTAAAATAATCATTTAAATCGCCTACACCATCTATGCTTACAGCCACAGAAAGACTTTTAGAATTAAGCATAAATTTTAAAACATTGTCGTTTGGCTTAACTGTACCATTTGTTATTAGTACAAAATTTATATTTTTTTCTAGCTGACGACTTGTTAGTAATGTTAAAAAATCTTCAACTTTTTTGCTATAAAGAGGTTCGCCTCCGGATATTTCAAGAAACTCTAAATTAGTAAATTGGTCTACATTTGACAACTCAAGTGAGCTATACTTTTTAGGACTGTATGTTGTTCCGTATAATTCTAATTCATCGTTGTACCACAGATGGCTAGCACCTGAATTACACCCTCGACATTTTAAATTACACAAATTATCGATGCATAAAAACAAATACTTTAACTTAACATCTGTAACATGGCCATATTCTCTCAATAAGATTTTTCTTTTAGATTCAATTCCATATTTTTCTAGCTGGTAGCACTGACTACAATTTTTTATCTCTTCCCCTGCTAACATTTTTTTTCTAATATCTTTAAACTCATCAGAATTAAGAACATCAGGAACATTTGAAAACTGCTGTGTAGATGCAATAGGATAATACCAGCAACAGGGCGAAATTCCGTCAGCAGTAATTTCAGCACTCATCCACGGAGCAGGGCAATAAGAATTCATTTAATATTCCTTGAGATGTTCAATACCAATAAGACTTCTAAACTCGGGAGTAAATTTGCAGTCTACACGTAGTCCGTATTCTTGTTCTAGGCTAGATTCTCCACCATGCCAGTCTTGATCATTCCACATGGCAGCATGACTATTGATGTAGTGTTTGTCCTGTGTGTCAGGATCCCATATATAGAAACCACGTTTAGTACGATATCTAATATGTATGAATTCATTGTTATGTGGCGTGTAGTAGTCATTTTCAAACACACCATTTTTAGCATCTAGGTCTCTATGTTCAAATGCTTTGCCGTTATGATCACATAGGAAAAATATCACACGACCAATGCGATCAATGATACCCTGTTCCTGTAGATTTTCTACCCAACGAACAACACCAGGAAAGAACTTGCTTTCTTCTGTCTTCTGACGAGCAGCATTGCGTTCATTCCAGTCGCCTTCATTCCATAGGAAATAATAGATATAAGGATCGTTGGCACCTAGCACACTTTTTAAATAGCGTGTGAATAAATTACGTTGTTTGTAGTCTTTAAAATCTGTAGGATAAATTTCTCGACCTTGAACTTTGATAGGATGCTCATCAGGCAACTTTTGATACTCGTCAAATGCTTTGTATATAGGTTTCCAGTTCCACTGATAGCTGCCCCTGCTTTGATCAAATCCTGGAGCCATCCAAGTTCCTTCTTTGGCATAGTCTCTAGCCAAAGCAAATCCTTTACAGATTTCTGCGTGTAGATTTACAAACCCTTCTATGTCCAAAAATGGATCTAAATTAATATACGGCTTACCGCCAATTCCTTTAATCATGGCAATATTTATCGCATAAGTACATGATGAAAACTGAGTTTGAATACTACTACAATGATGTTCCTGGAAAAGGTCTGTGTAGAAATAATTTAATCTACACAAGTCTTATCAGCAACAATAAGAAAGTCTTTTGTCAATGGTATCATAATGACACTGATTATCATCGAGGACAAAACCAAGTAGTTGATCCTGCGCTGATGGAGGAGAAATGGTTACGGGAAGTTAATTATATTACACAAATGCGTAACGTGTACCCTAATCTAGTTCCAAAAATTCTTAATATAGATTTAGAAAGACGTAAACTATATTTAGAAATTGACGGTGTAGATTTTTGGCAACTGGCAGGTCCGGACGTACAAGATTATGATAGTGTATTACCTGACTGGCGTGAACAGATGTTAGATATCTTTAAAGCACACAAGGCCTTGGGCATTTACAAATATAGTCTGCATCCCAGCAGTTACTTTGTAGTTAACGGGCAACTTAAAAGTATAAACTATTTTTTCTGCTATCGTGATCATGATCCTGCTATTAGTTTGCGTAGCGTACTGAGTCATATCAGTGAAGATAGGCAAGCAGATTTATTTCCTAAAATGGCTGCTATGGGCATAAATGTAGACAAACCAACACCATTTAAAGATATACAGTTATTAGCATTTGAAAGTTTTAAAACAAACTTTCCGGCTGACTTTATGGACGAATGTAAAAAATTATATGTATAAAATTGTACCTTGGACTGAAGATTTAGATTTAACTGATTTCTACGCAGAAGCAGAACAGCGCGGCTTCATTAACAATGTTAGCCAGAAAGTAATGATTGACTGCTTCCGTAACGAACGGTCTTGGGCCGCTTGGATATTGTATCAAGACGACAAGGCTGTAGGTAGTGTTGTTGCTCATAGTTTTCCTGAAATGGGAGAAGATGCATATCGTGTGTTAACACGTACATGTACATTTGGAACTGCTAGACAAAACGGTGGTCTAATAACTCCAAAGAGATTAATTGCCGAACATCAAAATTTAACTGATCAATTCTTGTTACCTGCATGTATCAATTGGACTCCGCCCTGGGCAAATTTATATGCTACCAGTAATGAAGGCGCAGCGGCCAGTCAACGCCTTGTACATAAACATTATTTTCCTACTCTTGAAAAATTAGGTATTGTAGAACGTGTGAGAGAAATGAATTATCGTAACACAGACCAAACAGTATGGAAAATACGTGCTGATAAATTTCTTGAGAATTTAGAACGTTATCCTAGATGGGTCTAAATTAGGAAATGCTTTTTTAAGTTGATCATAAACAAAGGGAGTAAGTTTCCATCTAAACTCCATTTGCCTTACTTTTGGGTTGGTCATCCAAAAGTCAATAGCACTGATTATTTCTTCAAACTTTAAATTATAGTCGCTGACAAAGTGTGTGGGGTTATTATTGTCGGGCATACCCTCGATAAAACTTAAATCCAAATGTAGTAGATCTATACCGTTAGGATCTATGCTAATAAGTCTACACGCTTCTGCTAACTCTTGTTTATCGTGTACATAGTCTGTATGTATCAATTCAGGATAAAGCCTACTTACACTACCCATTACAATCATCTTTTTAACTTTGTTTTTTAATGCGTGGACTAGGCGAGTTTGTTGTTTGTCACGGTAAGCATTGTTAATAAACAAGTCAGCACCTGTTGCGGCTTCCACCACCTTATCAAAGTCTGCGTCTATGTCGTAGCCGTTACTACGGCTGAGTCCAACTACTTCCCATTCAGCAGATTTGAAGCTATTGTATAGTGCCTGACCTATACCTTGTGTATGTCCTGTGATTACAACTTTCATGATCTACAAAAAATTAAATTTTCTAAACTTGAATACAGTAATTTAAAACCTTGTTTAGTTGCATAGTCTATAAACTTTACTTTATCTTCTTCTTGGTCATAGGTGCTGTAAGCTACAATAAACATTTTACATTCAATGTCTTTTAAATTTATCTGTGTAAGGATTTCATAGTCGTAAGTACCGTTGGTATCAATACACAATAAATCACATTTACTACGGCCGATAACAGTATGGAAGTCTTTCCAGGATAACATTTGAATTTCATATGTTTGATATTCTATTCCTAGATCTATAAATTTTTCAGCATGTTGTTTATCAAAGTAGCTGGTTAATCCTGTGTTAGATTTAAGATCCCCAGTGTAATTTGGAGCATCGTCTTTTTCTAAAAAAGGCAATTCTCCACACTCAAAAAACATAGTATTTTTTGATTCCTTGCCTATACCTAGATTAAAACAATATATGTTTTTCTTACCTTCGTGTAATTCGCACAATAAATTGTAAGCACGTCTTCCTGGCTCAACTAAAAATCCTGCCCAGCCTCTTTCCAATAGAGCAAGACTGTTGCTAAAAGTTTTTCCATCGTTAGCACCAATATCACAAACTGTGCCAATCATATCTCCAAAGTAATTAAGAATAATTTCTTGTTCTGCGTTCTGACTATAGTTCATCTATGCTAAATCCAAATTCTGTAATTGTAGGGTTATCTAACCAAAAGTCAATGCTGTTACAGATTAACGTAAAGTTTTTGTAACTAGAACTAGTCAATCGTAGCAGTAACATGTTTGTTTCGGTATCTCTGTGCTGTGATAGTGCAAGAAATCTTTTGTATAAAAATTTCTTATGCAATGTATAAACTGCATTATCTGTATCAGGAAATATAGCTGCGGCTGATCCGCAGATTATCATGTTCTTAACTTTTTTAAATGTTCTGTTAAGATATTCTAACTGTGCTCCGTCTGCATAGGCATTGTTTATAAAAAGATCAGCTCCGTAAATTTTATCTAATAAGCTTTCAACATCTGTCAGATCATATCCATTAGATCGAGAATAGCCTTCTACATCCCATCCTTTATTTTTAAAATGCTCAAAAAGTGCTAGGCCTAGCCCGCTAGTGTGTCCTGTGATTACACAACGCTTATTCATAAGTTACCTTAAATTCTGGTGTTATAAGTTTTTTAAATTCTTCAAGTAGTTCACGTTCTAATTTAAATCTTAAACTAAATGTAGTATGAGCAAAGTCTGCTAGTTTAAACTTTTGATTAGCACGATTTAAAAACGGGCTAAACACTTTATCAAACTTATATCTAAAGTCGTGTTGCTCGTAAGCCGCTTCCATGCTGATACTAACTAGGTCCACTGGCTGTCTACTACAACGCAACGGTTCACGAACTACTAACTGTAATCGTGGAACAGATCCATAGTTAGTGGCTGCATGTATACGACCTGCATCCATGTATGCCCAATGATTATCTCTTACACACTCATGCATAACTTTGTTATCTAAATCAATTAGATATGCCTGCTCACCTGTTAGATTTAAATGCCAACGATTGTCTATATCAGCATGAGCCATATAACTATCTCCCGGCTCCATTTTAATAATACGTGCTTGCCCTATAGACATTGGCAATGTATCTAATACTTGTTGCCAAAGTGTATCTTTATACAAATCTTTAATTTGCCAAATGTCGTAAAAGAAATCACCTGTTGGTTCATTGAGTGCAGTACTACCTGTAATTGGACACTCTTTGAGTGCTTGTTCAATTAAACCTTCTGGACATTGCCAATGTTGTTTCTTAATCATGAAAATATTTATATGCTGTTATTATTGCGTAAATATCTTTATGACTAGCGTAAACATTCCCTTTGATCCAAAATGGACTAGCATCGGTATCGGATTAAGTGGTGGTGCAGATTCTGCTTTGCTCACATATCTTATATGTGATTCAGTAGTTAAACATCAAGTACAAAATTTTAAGATACACGTTATTAATCATATACGATGTTGGAAAACTAAACCTTGGCAACGCTACGATGCCCTGGAAGTATATGGCTGGCTACAAAATAGATTTCCTGATATTACTTTTGAACTACACACTAACTTTATTGCACCAGAATTAGAATGGGGTAATAAAGGCCCAACCCTAGTTGACGAGTATGGTAAAACAGTCAGTGGCGATAATATAGAAGCAAGAGCATTTGCTGAATACGTTTGTGTGACAAATAAAGTTAATGCATTCTTTAACGGTGTAACTAGAAATCCTAGAGATGTAGAATTTAAAGGTATGCAACCTCGAGACATAGAACCTTCTGAAAATAATAAACATTTAGAAGTTATGGAACACATGGGTTTCCTAGCCTGCCACCCTTTTAGATTCATAGAAAAAAATTGGGTTATTAAGCAATATAGAGAATTAGACATTTTAGATCTTTTTGATATTACAAGAAGCTGTGAAGGTGATAATTCTACTAGACCAGAAGTGTTTATGGGATTAGATTACACTACCTACAAACCAAATCAATCTGTTCCTATCTGCGGTCGATGCTTTTGGTGCAGAGAGAGGAGATGGGCGCTTGAGCAATAGGCTTGTTACATTTGGTTGTTCATTTACCTACGGAGAGGGACTGCCTAATTGTAACGTAGGAAACAATCATCACGGATATAGTTTAACTCCTAGCGATCATGCATGGCCAAGTATTTTAAGTAGATTAACAAATATGGATTTAGCAAACAATGCTAAACCGGGATCAAGTAATTTAGAAATATTATATCACATACTTAATTTTAATTTTAGACCCGGTGATGTTGTTGTAGTAATGTGGACCTTTCCTAATAGAGATTTACATTTCATTTCTACATCTAAAAAAATTAAACCTTTTAGACAGTTAGGATTATGGCTTAAGCCTAGATCTAAATATATTGCAGAATGGCTGTGTAATTTTCAACCTGTTGATCAAGCAGTTAAAAGTTGGCTGTATATGCATCACGCAGAACTATATCTTAAAAGTCTAGGAGTCGAATATATACACTATCCGATTAATCCAACCGAGCTTAATCTATATAAGCCAAATTTTATACCTGAGCTTGATAACTATTATGCAGACGGTTTTGTAACCGTAGATCAATGTGAAGCTGATCCGCACCCGGGCACTGAGTCTCATAAACACACAGCTGATAAGATTTTTCAAATTTTAAAAAATGAATTCAAGTAAAACATTTTGTATGCATCCTTTTACAGGACTGGCAACTAGAGAAGACGGAGCAATAAAAGTCTGCTGCCGTAGTGCTCCTGTAGGTTACATACAAAATCAAACTTTAGAAGAAATATGGAATAACAATACCATGCAGGAAGTTCGCAGACAAGTTCTTTGCGGTGAACGACCTGAAGTATGTAAACCTTGTTTTGATTTAGAAGACCAGGGTGTTGAAAGTCTACGTCAACGACACATTAATGGTGTTATTCCAGAAGCACGTATTAATCTGTATCCAGATGCAGTATCTAAAATGCGTGATGATTACACAATGCCTTTTGAATTTCCCACAATGGAAATTAAGTTAAACAATCTGTGTAACTTAAAGTGTCGTATGTGTAATCCTTTAGACAGCACCAGTTGGAGTGACTGGAGTAAGATTGAAGAATTTTACATTAAAGAAAACAACTATCTAGTGCCTGTGGTAAACGACCTGGGACTTAAAACCAGCAGATATATCTGTCCATTTGATGATACAGATAATTGGTGGGCAAGTTTTGAAAAACTATTACCGCACTTTAGACGAGTAGAATTTGCTGGCGGGGAACCTTTAATGGATCCACAGCATTATAAGATATTAGACATGCTTAAACCCTATGCTAAAAATATAGAAATTAAGTATGCTACAAACGCAACAACATTGGGGATTAAAGGTGGAAGAACTATACATGACTATTGGCCATATTTTAAATCAGTTGCCGTTAACGTCAGCATTGATGGCATTCATGATGTTTACAATTACATTCGTAGTAACGGCAATTTTAGTGAAATTGAGCAGAACATCAAAGAAATACAAACACTACCAAACATATCAAGAATAGTAGGTGCGTTTACTGCCCAGGCAGGTAATATACTACAGGCTGCGGAGTGTATTGACTATTTTATTAACACAATGGGCATTGTGTTTTATAGTCATCGTGTAAGTTACCCTAACTGTCTGTCAGCGCAGGTGCTACCACAAGAATTAAAAGCACTAGCAATTACTAAATTATTGGCAGTTAAATCTCAAGTAGATACCTGGGATGCTGTAAAGAATAATCCTTTGATTGGTAAAGTTACACATCAGCAGATACAGGATAACGTCAATTACTTACAGGCAAAGGATCAGTACCACCTGTGGGCGGACTTTGTTGAATTTAATCGAAGACTTGATGCTACTCGTCATCAAGGTCCTTTAGAAAAGATAGTTCCTGAATTTAAACCTTATGTATAAAAAGTTTATACTAGAATTAAGTTCGAGCAGTGAATCTTATAATGTTACGTTTGATATTTTAGAAACACCTATTGCTCAAAAATGGGCTACGGAAGTATCTAAAAATTATCCGCTATACGAAACAGATAGATTTCAAGGCTGGAATCCTAATCTTACATTAGAACATTTTGAAACAGCATTGTTAGCACAGATTGATATTGTAAACAAATATAAACCTAATACGGTAAACATAGAACAAAATCTTTTTGATCAACAGCACCTTAACTACCTGCATAGATTTTTTGAAGAGCTACGAGGGGAAGCATCAGTTGGCACAGAGTTTTTTAATTCTGCTCCTGGCAATGTTCAACAGGCAATAGAAAAATTCAATGTACTGATACACGAGTGTGAGCATCACATGCGGGATCAAGCTATACCTACAATAATAGGTACATTTAAAGATAGGCCAAGAATAGATCTAGCAGACGCAGACTATGATGAGTTTACATTCCAGTGGCAGTTTGGCTGTGTGTATATTAACTACTGCGAAGTCGGTAAACCTTTGCTAGATGTCTACAAGGATCAAGACACTAACATTCCAATTGATGCAGTAAGGCCGCTAAAATACTACAGCGCAGACTTTATGCTCAAATTTGGACCTAATGTGCCCGAACAGCAGTACCAAGCACGACTTAAAGATTTTTGGAATTGGTACAGCAACACTGACTATAACTTTGACAAAAATCGTTTGGCTTTGGGCTACATCCCAGTTGCCCAATTATCCTACAAGGACAACCAATTTTTGGAAATGTCCAATCTAGAGATTATCAATCAAATTACTCAATACAATAAACTAAAATCAGTTTTGGTAAAATAGTTTGCCAAAATAGTTTGACTTGCAACAAAAACGATACTATAATACATACTGTATTAACACACAGAGAGGCTCACATGAAAGGCTTGGTAATTGCATTTATTTTAGGAATGGTTGTGGCAACTGTTGGCTTGTCCGGCATTGCTCGCATCTTTGACAAAGGCATTGAAACCGTTAAAACACACAGTCAGGAGTTGGCAAAATGAAAAAGTTTATTCTTATTCCCATCGTTGCATCTTTGGCTGCATGTTCTACAGTCAAGACAGTGAACCCCGATGCGGCAATTCGCAATCAAAAGTTATCTACTAACTTTACAGACGACAAAGTTAAAATTGAAACTGACTGCGTTTGGTACAAGCCTTGGAAAAGCGAATGCGATATTGTAGCTATCGAAGCTACTGCATCTACTTGGACCAATGGCGGAACTAGAGTTCAAGCGCAATCTGCCCGAGAAGTAGCTGAGATGCAAGCTTTGGCTAAACTGGCTAGATTTATTAAAGAAGATGTCACTACTACTAGGGTAGTCGAAACTGTGGCCAAGCATATTGAAAAAGCCCAGGATCGAATCGCCAAAGGTGATTCTGGTGATTCTAGTATGACTGATAAAGAAGCCAAGGCTACTAATATCTCTACTAGAGAAAATGCCAACGATACTGCTCGAACAGTTACTTCTACAGTCAAGACTAACTCGCAAGCAATTTTGCGAGGTTACTATGTCAAGGATAGTGGCCAGTCTGGTGATCAAGAAGTATATGTAACTGTTCGATGGGATCGCAATAGTGCCAGAGCTGCCGAAACACTTGGCAAACGCTTTAGTCGCTAATCATGACATTCTTGTCATTGGTACTCTGTCTTTTAATGGACAGTTGTTTGCCGCGGATCCCGGATGCCCCTATCCGAGTTACAGCGGTAGGGGAAACTTATGAACAGGCTAGAGATAATGCTTACAGAGAAGCTGCCGAAACTTTTGTAGGGGCGGTAGTTGTTTCTGACAAAGAAGCCCGTAATCAAAAACTAGTTAAAGATGATATACTAGTTTACAGCTCGGCCTATGTAGATAAGTTTAAATTAATCAGCCAAGAAGAACGGAATGGCAAAGTACATATTGTTATTGATGTTTGGCTGAGTCCTAGTAAAATTGCTAATCGAATTCTATATGTTATTACAAATGACACTGAATTCGATGGCGCAAGGATGACTGAACAATATCGAACATACATTAAGACCAAAACTCAAGGCGACAAGCTCATTCAAAAACTGCTGGAGCCTTATCCGCAAAATGCCTTTAATATCGAAAAGGTATCACAGGAGTTTAAAGTCAATGAAGTTCGTGTGCCTTACCTGCACATTGTTTACAGTTTAAAATGGAACAAAGGATATCTCACAGCATTAGAGGAAGGTATCAATGCAGTCAGTGACGGCAAGGTTGCTGAACGCAACTCAGTATCTAGAATCATAGTAGAACAAAAGCGAGGTTGGACAGTTATTGGTAGTATGCGGCCATATTACTTTAATGACATAAACACCACAAATTTGATCTATCAAAAATTTGAATCTAAAAAATTAGTTGTTCGTCTTACATTGATGAATAATAATACTCCAATTTATACAACCTGTAGTAAAGTGTTTCCCAACAGGCTTTATACAGTTGGATCTACTAATTTAGATATTAATGGTCTACAAGTATTTTACTCTGAATTTAAAATCAGCGCACCACAGAGAAATACATTTGATAATGTTACCAATGTAGTTTTATCCATTGATACTGAAGATAGGTGTGCGTTTAGATAAGTATTTTGATGTATAAAGTAACCAGCAGATGGGGACACCAAAATTCTGTCAAGGTTGAATGGAATCTAGGAAAGCGGTGCAATTACGATTGTTCATATTGTCCTAGTTCCATTCACGATAACACCAGCCCCCATACACCGATAGAAACTTTAAAAAGTGTAGTTGATAAACTGCTCACACTTAACAAACCGGTGCGTTTAAGCTTCACCGGCGGAGAGCCCTGCGTCCATCCGCAGTTTGAAGAATTAATAAGATATGCTAGGCACAAGGGCGTTCCCTGGATAAGCGTAACTACCAACGGAACTCGACCTTACGAATTTTATTCTATGCTACCTGTTAGCCAATACGTATTCAGCATACATTTTGAATACGATTGGAACCGTGTTGTTAACACGCTACGCAAATTAAGAGATTCAACTAATTTAAACCTTATAGGACAAATCATGGCACATCATGATCATATGCCTATGGTCAAGCTAGTACGCCAAGTATTGCTCAACGACGACATTGCCAGTACTGTAAGAAGAATAAGATGGACTGAAGGCGACCATGATTTATTTGATGACTTGCGATATCACCCCAATGACCTTAATTGGATCAAAGAACAAGAATCAACAGTACAGGGTAACTGTGTCATAGACGACCAACAAATTCTGCACTCGAATGATGTTATTAAATTACACCTTAATCAGTACAAAGACTGGACCTGTAATGCAGGTATTGAGAGTTTGATGATTAACTGGGACGGAGAAGTACACCGTGCCACTTGTCGAGTTGGTGGCAGTCTAGGAAATATATACGATGGTTCGTTTGACATACCTACAGAGCCAATTACCTGTACTAGAAATTGGTGCACCTGTGCTGCCGATATACCTTTGACAAAAACTAATAATGAACCTAGCTAATTTAGACGTTTCTAAATACAAAAGGTTTTTTGCCTTTGGTTGTAGTTTTACAAACTACATTTGGCCAACATGGGCTGACATTATTGCACAGGATATTGAAGTTTATCAGAATTGGGGACAAATAGGTTCAGGCAATCATTATATCTTTAATTCTGTATTAGAGTGCGATGCTAGAAATAACTTTACCAAAGACGATCTAGTTATAATCATGTGGTCGTCTATTGAAAGAGAAGATCGCTATTCTAACGGCAAGTGGTTAACTGCAATTACAGAAAAAGATAAAAAAAGTTTATATGGCCGACAATGGTTTAAAAGTTACGGGGAAGACTATCGTAGTTGTTTAATACGAGACATGGCATTTATAAAGTCAACACAGACATTCCTCTCTGCTAAAAACTGCGATTGGGCAAATTTTAGTATGTACTCTATATGTAACATGGATGAGGAGAAACTGTTACAAGATGGGTATGCTGACGACAAAGATGTAGATTTGCTTATACAGAGATATTTAAAGCTAAACAGAGATCTCTGTGACGGCAAAGAAATTACTGAACCCTATGTCTGTGATCCTGATGTGCTTGCTCTTTATAAAGATGCATATTCACAGATAAAATATTCGGTGCTAGATATAGTACGACAAGGACATTTTTTAAAAGACAATCTAGCTAATTTTGGTGATGGGCATCCTACGCCAATTGAACATTTAAACTATTTAGATACTGTGTTGCCTAATAACTTGAGTCTAAAGGCAAAGCAGTTTGCAGTAGAATGGGAATCAGTAGTTCAGTCTATTAAAGAACGTGATGTTATGCCGCAGAAGTTTGAAAGACCTATAATTAAAAGATTATAACAAATGCGATAGTTCTGGAAATACTTTTTTAAATTCACTGCCTCTTACAGCATCTATATTAAAGATGTATTCCTTAAAAGCAGTTAACTGATCTGAATGATCTTCACTGTCCATAAAATCTAAAACTGCCTGCCAGCGTTTCCAACCGTAGGGATTAAGTTTCCAGTAGTCTTCATCTTGCCTATAGTTTTTATACAGCCAAGTTGCTAGTTCTGCAAATTTCTGTCTTACCTCTGCTTTATCTTCTTCTGGTAAACATTTTATACTTAAAAATGTAGGAATATACAATAGGTGCATGTTTACAATTCCGCCACCTGCTTGTATTCCACCGACAGTATTTTCTAAATTAACTTTCTTAAAGTTTTGTGTAATCTTCCATTTGGCAAAATCTGCCAAGTGTTTAATGTTTAGTATTTGTATTGCAGTAGCAATACTAACTTGTATGTTATCCGGAGTGTTATCTAACTTGCGTAAATTCTTTTCTATAGTGGCCCAGTCGCTAGGATAGCGAATGTAATAGTTACGGTCGCCTATAGCATCAACGCTAAAGCCAACTTTAACTTTTTTAAATTGTTTCCATAAATCAATGATTTCGTCATCTATTAATAATCCGTTTGTATTGTAGCGTACAAGTATCTTGTCTGCGTATCCTTGACGTATAATTTCTTCAAGGAATAATCTATGCTCTCGGATCATTAAAGGCTCACCGCCTGCAAAGTATACCTGCTTTAGGTTAGGGATCTGTGCATACATCTCTTTCCAGAAGTCTGGATTCTCATGCCAAAAGTTATTAAATTCTTTTCGGTCCCATTGCATCTGTTCTTTAAGTACAGTTGATTTAAACAACGGATATATTTTTTTATGATCAGCTACCCACTGACTGCTATCGTGTGGGCTACACATAACACACTTAAGATTACAAGTGTGTCCTAATCTTAAATCTAGATAAACAAGTTTATCTGGAACTGTGCCATCTTCTTCTGTTTGTGCAATAAGTTCTGCAACATCGATACCTTCTTCAATCCAAGAACCAGTCTCCCAAATACGTTTACTAGCCACACCTTGGGATTCTTCTCCTATGCACTTACTACAACTAGAAGGGATTTTTCCCTCTAGCATAGTTAAACGTACATCCTTCATATATTCATTATTCCACGCACTCATTGGAGTTTCACGACCAAAGTTTGCTGGCTGACCTTTTTCATTCTTAACAAGGCCTATTGTGTGATTTTCACCTGCACCACTGGCGTTAGCACCACAGCACAATCTCATATCACCATTGGGGCGTGTGGCAAAATGTATCCACGGCAATATGCAGAAAGTTTTACTTCCTGATACTGTTTCAATTTTATCTTGCCAAAGTTTAATTTTATTCATTGCAGTTTTTAGCACAAGCCCAGGGTTTGTTTGGGCCTGTAGTTATTTCATTAAGATCAGACCAAACACTGTCTGTAATTGCATTGTTATTTAAATTAAAAATATCTAAACTTTTAAATTTATTTTTAGTATCTTCAACCATTTTATTTCTTAAACTATGTATGGTAATTTTTTCTTCGAGAGGTTGTTCCAACCAATCACTGCCTACCCAACAACAGGGCAATACATTACCTCTACTGTCAATGTATAATTCTTTATTGTTTATACATCTAGGTTTTACTTTGGCATTAGAAACGTGTGATTCCCATGATTTGAGATTGGCTGCTACTTCTTCTAATTTAATTACAGCTACTTTTTTAAAACGTTCTGTGATAGCAGGCTTAAGACTGTATTCATAGTTGCCATTTTTATCCTCAACATTAAACTTCTCCATGTCGTAGAACCTAGCTGTAGACTTGAAGTTAACTTTACCAAAACCTAAAGCTAACATTTCTTTTTCAAATTGATCTGCTTCAAGTTCGTTGTGTTCAAAAATTAAACAGTCAATGGTAGCATATCCTCCGGCATTTATAAATGCCTTTGCATTGTCTATAATTTTGTGCCAGTCTGTTCCACGTCGATATAACACATGGCTGTCTGCAAATCCATCTATGCCAAATGTTACTTCGTGATTATCTTTCAGCGCCTTTGCTAGGTTAGCCCACCATGTGGTAGATCTAGCACTGCCATTTGTATGTATGCCCAGTCTTACTTGGGGATTTGCATTACGCACGTATTCAAAAATTTCTAAACAATCTTGTGCTATAATAGGATCGCCGTAATTGCCACAGGCATAGAAGTTAGTAAGTTTAGACAGAAAGTCTAAAGAGAACCAACTTTTAAATTGATCTAGAGTAATTTCATTTTTTCCAACAAAGGGACGTTCTTTCCCTCCGTTATAGTTCCTAGCACACATAGGACAACTAGCTTGACATTTGTCTGTAAGCTCAACGTGTACTTGTTCGATATTATCTAAATGATTTAAGCTGGGCATTTCTCAAGAATAGCAAACACATCTTCGCCAAGCTCTTCGACTATGAGTTGATAGGCTTTGGGATTTTCTTTAATTTTTAACAGAGACTTGTACAGCACAATATTTTGCTGTTGAATTTCCATAAACTTCTTGATATAAAACTGGTCTTGGAAAACTGGATTTTCTTCTGACATTAAAATCTCCTTGGTGAATAACCAACACGTGGTCTGTCTGCAAAGAAACAACTTGCGATCCATTTACAGCCTTTGGTTATTAATGTGCTTTCGTGTATTGTTGACCAGTTTGTTTCTTCGTCATAATTTTGTTGAAAATATAAAAATGAACCTGCTTTAGGTTTTATAGAAACATTATATTTTGGAAACAAAGTTTCGCCACCAGTCATGTCGTCATTAAAATAAAAAATGCCTGTACCCACTCTGTCACCACCATATTTGTAATAGTTAATCTGTCTTGGATCATAGGGATAATCGTGATGTAGATCTAAATAACGTCCTTCAGGATAGTTATAGATATCAATTGCTTCAATATGATTGAAGGGAATCTTGGCACATTTGACAATAGCACTGGCTAGCTTATCATAGTGGTGCGGATCCATACCCCAACTTATACCCCTATTCTCAACTAGTTCGGTAACCTGTGCATATGACTCTTGTCTACTCTGCTTTCCACTATTTGGGTTCATAGTATCTTTAGTGTGCTTATCAATGATTTCTTGACAGAGCTCTAAAGGAATAGCATCTTCAAATACAGATATTCTAGGTGCTTCTAAATAAACAATTTCTTTCATAGTGTGTCTTCTAGTAATTTTTCTATTTCTACAGTTAAGTCCAATGGATCGGTCATATGATCAAAACTTAATACTGTTGATCCTACACAATTAATGAGATACTTATGAAAGTTCCACTGTGGTGTTTGTCCTGTTTTTTCAGCTAACAGTTTATAAAGAGAATGTACTTGGTTATTTGTGTCTTCTATTTGCTGACCTGGCTGTGTACTGTCTTTGTTAACGCAGTTAATCTTTTCCATGACTTTGAAAGTCACACCGTAATTGACTTTACAAAAAGACTCAATCTCATTATTGGCCAATGGCTCTTGACCTGCAAAGTTATTTGTTGGAAATGCTATTACTGCTAGGCCTTTGTCTTTGTAGAGTTGATGTAGTTTTTCTAAACTTTCGTACTGCGGAGTTAGCCCGCATTTACTTGCTGTGTTAACCACTAACACTACCTGTCCAAGGTACTGAGAGAAATGAATTCTTTCTCCTTTGAGACTGATCATTTCATGATCATAAAAACTTAAATCTTGTGTTTCAGTCACTTCAATATCCTCTGCTTCTAATCCCAACGACCCATCGACTCTGTTAAATTTAACTTTTTGAAATTCAAATAACGTTTGAGGCTCAGTCTTTACTTTCCATTTTTCTGCAAAGACCTGTTTCCCATCAATGTCAGATATAATAAATCCAATGCCTTTAGCATCGTTAAACCATTTTACTGTTCCGCTGTCTATCATAAATCACCAAAAGTTAAAAAGATATTTAGGTCCAAGTCCAGAATTAACACCAGCATGCCAGTAGCGTCTACTGTCCCATCTATAAGTAGCACCCTGCGGCTGATTATAAAAACACTGATTATCTACTATTACTGCATGTCCAAATGCTGGTTGTGTAATGTGGCAATGAAATCTTATCTTGTCTGGTTCTAACATAAACTGTGCTTCATTGTCGTGAACGTCCCAATGCAATGGAGCCATCTTGCCTGGGTGTATTCTACTGATCCATGCAGTATTCCATGTCTTAACACCTACGAAGTCGGCAAACTTTTCAACGACTTCCATAGAAAAATTCTTTTCAGGTAAAAACATATCCCACTCAACAGTTCCGCCATCCTTGAATAACTTGTATCCTGCACCTTCCCATGCATCTAGGACAGCATCTAGTCCAGGAACATTGTCCCCTCTCTTATGACTAGGCCCTACATACGCAGGTTCTTGATCTTTTATCTGATCAATAACTGCATCCCAGTCAATAATATCACCAAGAATTTTACCACAATTTCCAATATACTCTACAGTCATTTTTTGTATCCTAAAAAATGAAACAAATAATAAGTTTCAAATCCGCTGTTGGCGGCAGCATGCCAGTTCTTTCTATGTTTCCACTGATAGATACTGTGTTTCTTTTCATTATAAAAACAATGTTCATCTAGCATAAGAAAGTGTCCGGGCTGTTGCTCTTGCATAAAGCAAACATAACGGACGAGATTTAAATCCTTCCACTCTTTTTCTTTGTCTTCTAAATCCCAATGGTATGGAACTGTTACCCCTGGCTGTACTACACTTACAAATACACGCAAAGGTTCGGCATCAACAATTTTAGCAAACTGATTTTGTACCTCGACATCAAAATGTTCGCCTGGATAGTAGTCCATCCATACAATATCTTGTATTCTATAATTTGCCTTACGCCATATACCTATTAGATCATAAAAGCAATCGCCTAAATCATCATCATCTTCTGGAGCAGAGTCGTTGGTAAAGAATGTAAACGGACGACCTTCTCTTACAGGTACGTCTCCTTCGGCTATCATAACACTATTATTGTCTCCATTAGTAGCACCAGTAATTTGAAGAATCACTTTATCCCAGTCAATTACTCCATCAGTAGATCCAGCGTAAGAGTGTACATTTTTATTCATGATTTATACCCTAAATAATGGAATAGATAATAAGGTTTAAATCCGCAGTTTGCACCGGCATGCCAATTCTTTCTGCTGTGCCATTGGTAGATAGAATGTTTAGGCATACCGTACATAATTTCCTCGTCCAGCATAAACAAATGTCCTGGCTCTTGTTCCTGCATAAAGCAAACATATCTCACCATCTCTCCTAGCTTGACCCATTCTGCTTCAAAATCTTCAATGTCCCAGTGATAAGGAACCATCTTACCTGGCCATACTTCGCTGACAAATACACGCAGTGGTTTTGCCCCTACAAGCTCTTCAAACTTTTCTTGTATTGAATAATCAAAATGTTTACCGGGGTAATAATCATACCATTCAATTTGTTTTAAATCGTAGCCTGCTTTTTCCCAATTGCCAATAACGTCTCTGTAAGACTGCAATAGTTCTTGATCACCGGCTGCTTCTGCTTCGGACCTATCAACTACAGAGGTCACAGTATTATGATCAGGATCAGCAGACTGCTGACAGGCTAGTATAACTTCGTCCCAATTTATAATACCCTGTGTTGAGGTTATAAACTTATGTCTGCTCATGTTTAAAAACCTCTTTATATACAAATTCCATGTTATGCTTTCCCCACATAACATGCTGTTGCATCGAATTACGGAACATTATTTCTAAATTATAATTACCATCACTATTTGTACCACCTGTTTCGTCTAGTCGAAACCTAGCAGTTTGATGTATAATCGAATCCATTACGATTCCTGGAATATAAGGATCTGCTACAGGCACACAACCGTACCAATCAATTGATCGCATATTTGCGTTGTCATCTATATAATGACAATGAGGATACATTGTTAATTTGTAGACCCCTTTACTGTATAGGTCTACCATGATGTTTTTAATTTGATCTTGCCAGTCGGGGCAATACTCGTGTAAATCTCTACCGCTATAGATAATTTCGTTACAGGTTTCTTTATACCATTTTAGAAATATTTTTTTTGAACTATAATCGATGTCTATAATTTCAGGAGCATAGGATGTGCCTTGAAATTTTAAAATATTATTAACTTCGTTTTCCCAAAACCAATTAACTGTATGTTCTGTATATAGGGGCCTATTAGATGTTTCAGCTCTTTGGTACTTGTTATTGACATCGTAGTTTTTACAAAATGTTTTGCCGTCAGGACTTATTAGAGGCTCGTAAGTTTGTTGAGCCATACATCGTCGACCGTCCTGATCTAATTTGTAAAAACGAAACCAATTATCTACATTCATTTTAGCACTTGAGTTTTTCTCTCCAAATATCTATAGTAAGATCTAATCCTTGATCTAGAGATACTTTAGGATACCAACCTGTAACTTCTGTTATCAAGTTATGATTACTATTTAACCAGTATATTTCTCCAGGTCTAAATAGTTTAGTGTGCCAATTAATTTTGCCGTTCCAGTTTAATTTCTTTGCAATCATATCAGCATAGTCTTTGATCTTAATTGGATCATCTGGGCCAAGCGTGAATATTTTACCGTTAACCTTATCTGGATTATTGATCACAGTCATCCAAGCATCTAATAGGTCTTCAATATAGATAAAATTTCTGTAAGGTTCAGCATAGCCAAATCCGACTTCTTGTTGATTAGTCAGCATTTGACTAATAATCTGTTCAGTGACAAAGAACTCGTTGTCTTTGCGACCATAACTGTTAGTTTGTCGAATAGCAGTAAATGGAAGTCCCAGGCAACGATGTGCATATTCTAAATATTTTTCAACACCATACTTGGCCACAGCATAAGGCGCATTAGGATTAGGTATAGTATTTTCATCAAAGGCCACGTGCGATGAAGGTTTGCCATGTTTTTCTATTTCATCACTAATAGGTTGCCAACCATAGACTTCCATTGTACTGGCAAATACAAAATTTTTAAGATTTCTCACAGCACTTGCGGCTTCAATTAAGTTAACGCTGCCTACATAGTTAATTTCACTGAATGTTATTTGCTCATAGAAGCTCTGTTCTACTTCTGTTCTAGCAGCCAAATGCACAATTACATCTGGTTTGAAGCTTAATACTTCTAGTTTAACAGCTTCGTAGTCACGAAGATCGCTTTGTAAATGATGTAGTTCGTGGTCAGCTTTGAGACGTTCAGTGAGATGAGACCCAATAAATCCACTAGATCCTGTCATTAAAATTTTCATATTTTGTATCCTATGAGCATAAACCTTTTGTATAGAGGCAGATCTAGTTCGTCTGCCCAGACAACTTTTATTTTACTTTGATCTTTAAAATCTTCTAGACTGTCTGCTGTTCTTACATGTTCAGGTATACTATAATTATTGCTTTGTAAAACTAAAAGACTGTGTCTTGGTGCTTGATCTATCCAAGCGACATATTGTTCTTGAGTTATGTGTTCACAACTGGTGTTGATAATAACGTCGGCATCGCTTACACAACTGCACATATCCGAAGTTACTGCATCAAATCTTCCCTCAATTTCCTCTTTTCTATTCATAAGTTTGGCTATTGATTCGCAAGAAGGATCTATATCAATACTGCGAATATGTTTTATCATAGGACCTAACTGTGACTGGAACATAAGACTGGCCAACACTCCCACCCAACCCCCGTGAATGTCTATACTCACGGGCTTATCTATGTGTTGAATTAGATTATTAATCAGCCACTCTTTGCTTTTTAGCTGCCCCTGCCAGAAAGCATCCATGGTCCGCATAGGATCTGGACTTTGTCGAATAGCCTGCATCCAAAAATGCAAGTGGTCTAAATCAATCTTCATTGATAATTTTCCTTATTTTGTCTGCTATCATCCTGTGTGTCTTTGGACCCGGATGCACATTATCTAATGCAAGGTCATAGGGTCTAGAAGAAATAATTTTTATATCGTGATAAACATCTTTATTAATAAAGTCCGGTTTGAATTTTATCAATTCATCTATTCCCGAAAATACATTATAAAATTTAATACCTTTACTGGCTAAAAATAAAGTTGCATGGTGAATGTAGTACCACGACCTTGTTGCGACATCCTCTCTAGAATGTGTTTCTCTCCAGCTCTTACTTAAATCAGTAGTTTGCCATAGACCTATTCTTATAATGTCTTGCCAACCTAGTATGTTCTTTTTCCCAAACAACATATCTCTACCAACATAGGACCACATAACAACTACTATGTCATCTTTTTTAAAATCATAATGTAGTATGTTATGTAATATTTCAAGATTGCTAGCACCTGGTACTCCTTGATTATGTAAATCTAAATTTAAATCATTGGCTAACAAGGATGGCCATGCTTGTTTACTGTATGTTGGTCCGTGTTCATTTGGTGGCATATGACAATCGGGCAGTCCGTGTCCATACGTATTTGAACATCCAAATGCTACAAGGCGTTGAGAATTTAACATTATTTTTGTTTAGGTATCTTACTGTCTGCTGAACTCACACAGCTAGGTGTTATGCAACCTACAGGACCTTTGAACAAAGTAAAGCTATCTAAAGTTCCCAATGGCTGGTCGTGACAACTGTAACTTCTTTTTACTTCATTGCTACGAATAATGATACTCTGATAACCACTATTACACATCCAACCTTGAAATTTATTAAATCCAAACGCATTAAATCTTTCAGCTTGATCAAATAGATATTCTCTACCATCTCTGTCGTACATAGCTATTTGATAAACTTCCTCACCTTCGGCTTCTTGTGGGAATCCTGTACGCATAACTTTAATCATTTCTTCTGTGTATCCGTCAACTACAAAACTAGCAGTAGGATCACTCTGCGGTTTAAGTGTTATATTGATGCCCTGTCTGTGAAACTTTTCACAACGTTCATAATACTCCCAAAAACGTTCTGGGACCATAACTTGATTTACAGTTACATGAACACACTGATCCATGAGATTTAAAATTTTGTTAGCAAATTCTGTTTCTTTGGCATGCTCTGCGTGGAAACTGGCAGTTAAACTTTTACGGGCCAACATACTAACTGCGCCAGACCAGCGTTTCCACCATTCGATGCTAGGTGACAAATTAGTAGTCATGTGTATACTTTGGTAGGGTGTTTCTAGTCCGTCATCTAAATGTCGAACTAGTTCTAACAGTCCTTTGTAAGCAGTAGGCTCACCACCGCTGAACGACCAATGGAACTGGTTAAACCCATTGGTTCGTGCTTGACGCTTAATCTCATCTACAGTGGCTTTATACACTTCAAGCGGTTGGTGATCTACATCACTGCTACGGGCATAGGGCCAACAGTAACTACATTTATAATTGCAAAAACGCCCGAGTATCCAGCTTACGGAAAACAACGGGCGGTCTAACATAGTGCGTTGTCCAAATCGGACAATCTGTTCGAATGGTATTTCTGTAAAGTTCATTGAATATATTTAATCATTAGCTGTTGACTTGCTCAAAAAAATATACTATAATTGCCGTATGACTAAAATTTCTAAAAGCCCAGGAAGACATACCTTTCAGAAAGAGGGGTATGTCAAACGCATGGAAGAAAACGGCGAGCCTGTTAACCAAGATTATCTTGATCTCTTTGAAAAAATTCTAGACGATCACGATCATAAATTTGATGATCCAAAGAGCCGTGTGAATAACATGGAATATGATTTGTTGACTACTGATTGGATTTTGGAAAAAGTTCGATCTAGTGATTCTTATGCACAGAACCTTTATGCGGCCATGTGTAACAATGACTTTATCAAACGTGATCTATGGCCTATTCTCAAAGAAGAAAAGTGGGGTGCAAGTTGGCGATATGCTGGTGGTATCATTGCAGATATGCGCCAAGAAGGCGACTATATTGATTGGTACTGCTCTGGTATGGGCGGCCTTGCTACCCACGATGTAGAAGAAGGCGAAAAATATATGACTCGAATGCAGTATGTTCCAGAGAGCCAAGTCACCGAAGAGATTGAATTAGATTTAAATCGATTAGGATGGCTAGTGGTTAAATACAAAGACGAGGAAAATTAACATGGAAACATTTACCTATAACGCCGAAGATATTTTTGAAGACATTCCCGGGGATCCAGATAATGTTATGATGAAAATTCCTCCAGAAATTTTAGAAAGAAACGGTTGGAAAGAGGGAGACACCCTCACAATTAAGTTAGAAGACGGGGCAATTACTATTACTAAACATGGCTAAAGACGCACTATTAGAACTCACAGGCAAGATAGAAGAGGTATTGCCCAACTCTACATTCAGAGTCAAAGTAGATAATATGGAACAAATTGTACTATGTTATATGGGCGGTAGACTCAAACAGAATAAAATTAAAGTAATCCTAGGCGACGCAGTTAAAATTGAAATGAGCCCATACGATCTTACCAAGGGCAGAATAACTTACAGGATGTAATTAAATGAATTCAATCCTAGAACGTGTGAATTTAGTGTGTCAAAACGTTCGAAAGATGAATGACGCGGCTGTAAGTTTCAAAAAACTAGTAGCAGTTACTAGAAAAGAATTTCGTAACAAAGAAATAGATTTAGATCTTAAGACAAAAAAAGATCCTTCTTTAGAACACAGTCATTTTTACGTTGAAGCGTTCTATGATCAAGAACATGACTTCAACAACGAAACACCAATTGAAGTTTATGTTTACCACAATTTTACTCCTAATGATCAGTTTTTACATAATCAGATTACGGAATTCCTTATACAGATATATGATGCAGTAGTACACGAACTACGACATCAACTACAAAGTCGGGCTCGATTTTACGAAACATTTAGTGAAGGCGTTGCTAGCCCATTTGCCAAATATTTGGCAGATCCAGATGAGTTAGATGCGTATGCAGTAAGTATAGCCATTGAGCTGTTGCGGTCAATGCCAAAAGGTAGAGCCATACGATACATGTCAAGAATGACAGTTTTGAGCAAGATTAAAAGTCAACACGGGTATATAAGTCCAAATTTAAAATGTTATGTGGCCTATTATGGCAGTAACCCTTTGATTAAAAAAGTAGCCAAAAAGGTCTACAAACACTTAAATTCACTTGACAGTAACCAAATTTTCCGTTAAAATATACATATCGTAAACGAATACGGAGCGGATATTGTGTCTAAAGAGTACAACACCCAAGAAGTTTTGGAACTTGCTTGTGCGGCTCAACGATGGAACAAAGAGTATCTTAAGGAAATGACTCCTGTTTTTGACAGCGAAGGGCAACTTCGATTCTATCAACAACCAAATAAAACACACATCCTGTATTCATTGGGTGCTATTAATTGGGGATCGGAACAAGATCCTCGCATGATGCCAGTTAAACTTCAAATCGAAGACACTGATCGAGAACAGGCTACCGAAATCCGTAAGTATTATAAGCGTCTATTGTTTTCTGCAGTCAAAGGCGACAACGATTTCCAAACCGAAGTCAATTCTATTTTGTCTGCGGAAACAGTAGCAGCCAATAAAGTTGGCTATGTTGCCTGTCTTCCACATATCCATTCCAAAGATCGTGTACGTAATCAATTTGAAAAGCGTATCCGAAATGTAGATAAAGGCCATTTGGCCGAAGTTGGCAAAACTGTTTTTGACAAAGACTGCGAAATTATTGATTCAAAACGCTCAAATAACTTTGATGCTTTCAATATTACTGCTATAATTGATAATAAGATAGTGTCTTGGTTTAGCAAAGTAGATCTTAAAATTGGTGCCTGTGTAATAGTCAAAGCTAAAATTAAAGAGCATTCTACGCATTGGAAACACAAAGATACTGATGTGACTAGACTCAATTATGTAAAGGCAGCACAATAATGTACCTATGTAGAGAAGAAGTTCAAAAGATATTGGATACTATGGACAAGTTTCCAGAAGCAACATCTTTCGAATTAGTGCAGGACAATCACAGCGGTATCGGTAGTATCACTGCTTTGATTATACATACTACAATTAACGGGCTTGATGGTGAGTTCAGAACAGAAATTTCTGGTGTGGAGAATTGGTAATGAATGAAGATCAAGAATTTATAGACTATGACCAATTTGCCAAAAGCATGGAAGAAAAGTTTCCTAAAATGTTTGCTGGCAAGTATGGAGGATTTGCAGTAGGTAAGGGCTGGTATCCTATTATAGAAAGTCTCTGTAATAACATTCAACATCATATCAATTGGGTCAATGAAACTCGAGAAAGACTGTTGACAAACAACCCCTGGAATCATACAATTCCAGACGAGTGTCCTCAGGTAATTGTAGAACAGATTAAAGAAAAATTTGGTGGCTTGAGATTTTACTATCAAGGCGGGGATGACCGAATTCAAGGAATGGTTAGTATGGCAGAATCGTGGGCAGGTCGAACTTGCGAAGAATGTGGTAGTCCTGGCAAGAGTCGCGGCGGCGGATGGATTCGAACACTATGTGATGAACATGAAGAACAACGGCAAGAAAAAATGCGCGAACGTTACGCAAAAAACAATGGGCTTGAACTATGAACAATAATCTTTTATGCAATAACTGCGGGAAAGAATACACCGTAACCTGTGATTGGAATCAGGGTCGCTGTCCTCATCATCCCCCATTTATTAATCCGCACAGTTTTAGATTTTTAAATCTGTACAACTCAATTAAAAACTTTTTTAAAAAATGAAAATCAAATTAGTCAGCGACTTGCATCTTGAGTTTGCCGACATACACATCAAGAATGACAACGGCTACGATGTCTTAATCCTTTCAGGCGACATTATGGTTGCACAGGATCTCTACGATCATCCTGAAACTAGCTACAGCATGTACAGTGATGTCAATCTTGAAAATCTTGGACGCAGACAACAGACTGCTCTGCGCTTCCGTGACTTCCTAAAGCGTTGCAGTTTTCAGTTTCCGCACGTTATCTACATTGCAGGGAATCACGAATTCTATCACGGTAAGTGGAATAAGACACTGACTGTTCTTTCAGAAGAATGTCAAAAGTTTCCTAATGTGTATTTCCTGGAACAGGGCTATAAAAAGATCGACGATGTGATCTTTGTAGGCGGTACATTGTGGACTGACATGAACAAAGGTGATCCTCTAACATTGCATTCTGTGCGTGACATGATGAACGATTTTCGAATCATCCATAAAGAATTAGAAGGTTATACTAGACTCAAACCTGCAGATACTGCCGTTCGTCATCGTGATACTCTGCGCTTTATTGGTCAAATAGTTGATCGTAAAGAAGTTGAAAAGTATGTGGTAGTAGGACATCATAGTCCAAGTTTGTTAAGTGTTCACGAAAATTACAAAGGTGATCATTTAATGAACGGTGCTTATCACAGCGATTTGAGTAATTTTATACTCGATAGGCCGCAGATTAAACTGTGGACACATGGTCATACACATCATCCGTTTGACTATGTAATTGGAGGAACTCGTATTGTATGCAACCCAAGAGGTTACGAAGGATATGAGGACACTGGATGGAACCCTGACATAGTATTGGAAATATAATGGAACCTAACATTGCTGAACTTTTAAGAAATACTGCTGTTAATATTGGAGAATTATTCCGTATGCTGGCAGACAGAGTAGAACATCTGGAGAAAGAAAATGAACGACTTAAACTTGAACTTGGTTCCAAAGGGCAATCAGTTGAGTGATAAAGAATTTAAGCTGTTTAAAAAATGGCTTAAATCACATTTGGCATTTGGACCTGTGACTGTTACCTTTACCAAAAAGGACGGATCAGAACGAGTGATGGAGTGTACAACTAGTCCGCTGCTCGTTCCGGTTGATCTTACTGAAGAAAAACATTATACTAACACCAGTGATCCAGTAGATTTCCCTAAACCTAAAAAAGAAAAAAAGGTCAATGAAGATGCAATGTCTGTCTATGACTTGGAAGCAAAAGGTTGGAGAAGTTTTCGTTGGGATTCAATCAAACAAGTGAGATTTACATTATGAGACGAGTAATCGGAGAAGATTGCGAGATCCTTTGCGAAGACAATGGCAGAAAAATGGTTGCGGATATTTTGGCATTTAAAGAATATCAATACCTTAATGTCAGTGTTGAGAAACAATTAAAATTAGAAATGCGTTGGAATGGAAATGTTTACGAAGGTAAACTTGGAAGAATGAGTTTTACCAGCGAAGGTCCTGTTATTCGTGAGTTTAAACAAGGAAGAAGGTAATTATGAAAATTGGTTTAAGCTACAGTCGTTGCGTTCGAGACATCGTAGGGGGTGTAGTAGATATTAATGATGTTCTAATCATTGTGTCTCGAACAGATTTCGATCCGCGTGACGATGAGCAATGGCAAGGTATTTGGCAGGGATATCACGGACGCTCTATGATGTCTCACCCAGAGTGGGCTAGTTATCCACCCGAAGATGAAGACCTGTTTCGTTCAGTGAGTATTGAACTTTGGGAAACTGGTAAACTGCATCAGCCTCGTAAGTTTGGAGCCCACCCTCGACGAATGCCCTACTATTGGCTGGAAACTGTTCTTCCGGATAGTGAACTAGAAGGTAACCCAGCGGCCAAGGCAGCTTTTGAAAAGTTTCAGTTGATTGCTGGACTTGTAAGTTCAAAACCTTTACAGACAAACCACGAATGACTTCAACAGTAATCTCACAACAAATTCAGGCAAGGCAAGCAATTGATGCTTTTCTAGCTGACATCCAATTGACAGAACGTTTAACGGAATTTAAAGAAGATCCGTTAGTGTTGTCTTGCACACGAAAAGAATATGAAGAAAATGGACTAGGTTATGTCAGCATTGACGATGCACGTCTCATTGAGTTTATCACAGACCGACATCGTGAATTAGCTGAAAAGATTAGAGAGTACTATACTAAAAAGTTCTTTTGGAGAGCGTTGAGTGAGGTAAAGCCACTCAGCGACTATCGACGTAGATTGATTAATCTTTTAGAAAATCGTATTCGAAATTGTAAAGATCAAGACTGCGGTATATACTACAAACTGCCTTATTTTTACGAGGAAGATGTAGTGTACGAAGAATTTAAAAAAACATTAAAAACTGATAGTATTAGTTCATTAGGTAGTTCTAGACAAAACACAATGTTGAAACGTTTAGAATTTCTTAAAACTTCATCAGTGCGACAAAGGAAATGTAAGCAAATTCGTTACTGGTTTAAAGACGATAATAATTTTCTTTATGGTATTGAATTGACCAGCGATAATCCCTTATTGCCCATATTTGATGATTACATTAAAGATCGGTCCACTATCTTGTTCGAAACAAGAATTACTGAAGATCGCATCGACAACATGTATTTTTATAAACTGTACTCATATAAATTTGTAAAGGAACAAAATGCCTAATTTGGTACCAATGGTTATTGAGCAAGAAGCTCGCGGTGAACGTAGTTACGACATTTATAGTCGGTTGTTAAAGGACCGTATTGTAATTTTAGATACGGATGTTAATGAGCATAGTGCTAGCCTTATTGTGGCACAACTGCTGTTTTTAGAAAGTCAAGGTAATGAAGATATCAACTTTTTTATTAATAGCCCTGGGGGTGTTGTTACTGCTGGTCTCGCTATTTACGACACAATGCAATTTATCAAGCCCGATGTGTCTACCATTGTCATGGGACAGGCCTGCTCTATGGGCAGTTTGTTAGCCAGTTCTGGTGCTCCAGGTAAGCGTAAAATGCTGCCTTACGCTCGTCATATGATTCATCAACCCAGCGGAGGAGCTCGTGGACAGGCCACAGACATGCAAATCCAAGTTGAAGAAATCTTAAAAATGAAAAAAGAACTTACGGGAATCTATGTTAAGCACAATTCAAAAGGCAAAACCTTTGCTCAATTTAGTGCAGATATGGAACGTGACAAGTTTATGAGCGCGGATGAAGCGTTAGAATACGGATTGATTGACGAAATTGTAACAAAACGCCCGTAAAGTGCGTATATAATGGTTTGCTGTAGTATACTATAAATAGTAATGTCTAGGAGTGTACTATGGCCCGCCAGGCTTTTAATTGGTCCTTGTTGGACCGCAATACCCTGTACTCAATGCTCTATCAACTAAAGTCAGAACTAGTTGATCGTCGCTTACCTATAAGCGAAATTATCAGCGTAATAAGTCAGCATATAAAAGCCCACCTTCCAATAAAAGTAAAAAGCAGTAGATACAATCCTGTAAAAAAGGGACAAATTTGGGTAGGCGGTGCTTACTACAGCGATTTAGACAGAAAGGGCAGAAAACGTTTTATCGAGGTTGAGCTAGTATTTCCTCCAAAAACTGCCACAATGAAGATGAGTAACTATCGTTGGGAACGTGTTTGCCATCTGTTTGCTGATACTGTACTACACGAAGTTATACATACTAGACAATTCCGTGCTAGAAATTTTAAAGCCATACCGGGATACCAGAGCACAGCCTACTATGCCCGAACTCGTAAAGAGCAAGAGTACTATGGTGACAGAGATGAAATGGGTGCTCACTCATTTAACCTTGCCCAAGATATGATTGATAAATTTGGTTTTGATCCAAAGGCTATTAAAATATATTTGGACTCAAAAGTTCCAAAACGTGTTAGTCCAAATGGTTGGGGACGCTTTATGAAAGCGTTTGAATACAACCATAACCACCCAAAAGTTTGCCAAATGAAGCATAAGATAATGAATCAATTAGAATATGCTTACGAAGGTAAGCCATTTAAGACCACAAATCACTTGACCTACTAGTCTGTTCGTGCTATAATACAGCATTGAACACTAGATAGGAACTACAATGAGCGACCCTTGCTATCAAGTCATCGTCAACCTAGAAAATCATAACAGTCGTTTAGACAAAGAAGCAATTATTCTTGTCCAGGCTGAAGCAGACAATAAAGAATTTTTTCAAGGTTGCCGCTTGGCACTTGACCCAATGATTACATTTGGGCTTAAACAGATTCCAGAAAAAGCAGATACTAGCGGTGAAGGTCTTCCTTGGGCGGCATTTAATGTTATTGTCCAAAAGTTACGTAATCGTGAACTCACTGGCAATGTAGCTCGTAGTGCAGTAGATGCTCTAATGAATACTGCTACCAAATCACAATGGAATGATTGGTATCGACGCATCCTTATCAAAGACCTGCGTTGTGGTGTCAGTGAAAAAACAGTTAACAAGGTAGTGGAGAAAAAATATGCTGATTTTGCTGTTCCTGTTTTTGGTTGTCAGCTTGCTCACGATAGTGCTAATCATGAAAGCAAGGTCACAGGGAAAAAACTTATCGAAGTTAAGTTGGATGGTGTACGGGTTATCACTATTGTACGTCCTGACGGTCGTGTGGATATGTTCAGTCGTAATGGTAAAGAGTTTGTTAACTTCCCTCACATAGCAGAACAATTAAAATTTGTTGCAGGCCTTGGCGGCATTGATCATGCTATGGTTCTGGACGGCGAAGTTATGAGTAGCAGTTTCCAAGACTTGATGAAGCAGGTTCATCGTAAAGACAATGTTCAAGCCAATGACGCTGTTCTTAACTTGTTTGATATTTTGACTCTAGAAGAATTTGAAGCAGGCTATAGCGAAACTACCCAACTTCGTAGAAGTGAAATTTTACAAGAATGGTATTCAGTATATGAAACCAGTGTACCTAACATTACTGTTGTAGGACAAGAACTAGTTGACTTGGACACAGATTCGGGCCAACAACGGTACAAAGAAATTAATGCACAGGCTGTGGCCGGTGGTTACGAGGGAGTTATGATTAAAGATCCCAATGCTCCCTACGAATGCAAACGTAGTGTGGCTTGGCTCAAACTCAAACCATTTATTGAAGTATCGTTAACTGTTACGGCTGTAGAAGAAGGCACTGGTCGTAATGTAGGTAAACTAGGTGCCCTTGTATGTGAAGGTGTAGATGATGGAAAGGCAATTCGAGTTAACTGCGGTTCTGGCTTTAGTGATTCCGATCGTGATTCTTTTTGGGGTGATCGTGAAACCCTTATTGGTCAAATTGTGGAAGTCCGTGCCGATGCTGTTACGCAAAATCAGGATGGAAGTTACTCTTTACGCTTTCCGCGCTTCCTACATTTTAGAGGGTTTGACCGTGGCGAGAAAATTTGATATCCGACGTAGTATGCATAAGGATATGCTCTACGGAGCATTGCTTGAGCTTGCTAAAAATCAACGTGTATGGCACGAGAGTACTGTCAGTCCAGAGTACAGTCATTTAACTGAAGACGGCAAAGATGCTATTATTCACGTAGTTGAAGAATTGTTTCGAGGCCTCCAAACTATTCACAAACAAGAAGTTAAGGAAGAAGCCAAGCGTCAAACTTTAGAGTCACTTAAACAATGAAGATAAGTACTAAAATAAGCAATATTAAAACCATACGACAAGGTGATCCAAAGTTTATGCTTACTGACGGATTTGTAACTTGCCCTAGGGCGGGATTCGAAATTAGTCAAAGTTGTCCTGCAGAATATAAAAGTATTTTTATAACTGCTATAAACGCAGGCTGGATTAAACCAGTTGCACATGTCTATGGCAAGGAGCTAACAATGGATGCGTTAAGATGAAGATTGAAGTAGATCAAATATGGAGTGCAGGCAATGGCACTGAATTTCATATAGACTATATTAGAGAAACCGAAGAAGGTCGTTGGGTACACTATACCAATACATTTACCCAACAAACATACAGTTGTCTAGAGCTAGCATTTAGACAGCGTTTTAACCCAGTTTTAAATCGTAATTAAGGAGAATAATATGTTTGGAACAACTTATACAGGCGGAATGTCGTATCGTTCTGCTAGTGAAATTAACTCAGCAATGGGTCGTGTCTATGGACATATGAGTCTTGCTGTTATTGTATCAATGTTTGTCAGCTACTTTGTGGGCACTAGTCCCGAGCTGTTGGCATTCTTTTTTACAGG